GAGGTAAATAATATGCCTAAGAAAGTTAAAGTTTCAGCAGGTGGTGAAAAACATATAGTTTATAAAAAGACTAGTCCCACTGGAGTTGGTGAAGGTAAGAAAGGAAATATTATGGTGAACCACCCCACTAAAGATAAAGGAGAATGGGACACTATAGATCTTACTAAAAAAGCTGGAGCTAAAACAGTAGCACAAGGTGTAGCAGCTACCAAGAAATGGCATAAAGAAAATCCTTATCCTAAAAATAAAAGCAATGGCAAAGTCTCCAGCATGGCAAAGAAAAGAAGGTAAGAATCCTGAAGGTGGTTTGAACGCTAAAGGAAGAGCTTCTTACAATAAAGCAACTGGTGGTAATCTTAAACCACCACAACCACAAGGTGGTTCTCGTAAAAAGTCTTTTTGTGCTAGATCAGAAGGTCAAATGAAAATGTGGCCTAAAGCTGCAAAAGATCCAAATAGTAGATTAAGATTAGCAAGAAAAAAATGGAAATGCTAATAGTTAAAGCTTGTACTAAATGCAAAGTTGTTAAACCTGAAGATGCTCAACACTTTAGAGTTAATAAAAATATGAACTCAGGTTTAGATAGTTGGTGTAGAGATTGCGCAAAAGAGTATAGAAATAATAGAAGAAAAAAGGTTCCTCCAAAAAGTTGGAATATACCTGATAGTGAAATAGAAAGATTTATTGATGCTAATGAAGAATTTGAATGTATAATATGTGGAGAACCTGGTCAAGCTATTGATCATGATCATAAAACAGGCAGAATAAGAGGTAAACTTTGTCAAAATTGTAATCTTGGTTTAGGACATTTTAAAGATAATCCTGAATTACTTGAACTTGCTGCTTTATATTTAAGAGGTGAATGTAGTTGTGGAGAATGTGAAGTAAAATGGGGTGGCTTAATTTTAGAAAATGAATAATAATCTTTTACAAATAAAAATCAAACAGAGGCTAAATAAATTAGCTTCATTTGATTATGATAATATAGAATGTTGGCAGATTCAAGAAGCTTTCAATAAAGCTCAATTAGAATGGGTGCGTAGACAGATTTATGGTATAAATACCAGAAAAGAAGGATCTGAAGAATCTACAGGATTAGTGGATGATTTACAAGTTCTTTTAAAAGGGCAAAAAATTTTTCCAGTAGATAAAAAGTATTTTTACGAAGGGGAACTTCCAGAAGATTATCTATATTACGTGCGTGTAGATGCATTTGCTATAAGTGAATGTTGCAAAGAAAAACGCAGGATGGTAATATATCAAACAGAAGAAGCTAATATGGGGATTCTTCTTACTAGTGATACAAAAGGTCCTAGTTTTGATTGGGGAGAAACATTATCTACACTTGTAGGAAACACTGTAAGAGTGTATACTAATGATGAGTTTGATATAACAGATCTTACGCTCACCTATTTTAGAAAACCTGTTGAAGTTCTTTTTAAAGATTGTATAAATCCAAGTACTGGATTAATAACTCTTACTGATCAAGAATGTGAGTTAAAAGATGATGTTGTAGAAGTAATTGTAGATCAAGCTGTTACAATTCTTGCTGGTGATATAGAATCTATTACTCAGTTTCAAAGAGAACAACAAGCAGTACAAACAAATAGTTAACAATGCAAAAAATAGCTCGCCCTACAATTTTTAGTACAAAAGGATCTGCAACAGCAGAACCTATTAAAACAGGTATTAAAACTGCACCTATTAAAGGAAAAAATCCTTTAATTGATGATTCTTGTATTAGTTTTCTTAATTATCGCGTACAACAAGAAGATCAATCTTCTCGTATTTATTTAGCAATGTCTCTTTGGTTAGATAATGCTGGCTATGTAAATGCAGCCAAACTTTGGAAAAAGTATTCAGATGAAGAAAGAGGACATGCTGACATTGCTCGTGAGTATCTTTTAAACATGGGAGTTCAACCTGCAACAGCTTCTCTTGAACAACCTTCTGAAACATTTGGTGGTCTTCCTGATATTATTAGACAATCTTTTGATCATGAGATAGAAATCACTAATCAATGTAGTGAGTTAGCCAATCATGCTCTTAAAGATGGTTCCCATATGTTATATGAGCTTGCTCTTCACTATCTTAGAGAACAAAATGAGGAGCATGGTAAAATGCAAAACTGGATAGATCAGCTTAATGCATTTGGAGAAGATAAGATAGCAATGCGTCTTCTTGACCATGAAATAAAAGATTATTTGTAGAATTGTAAAATAATTTGTATATTATATTATAAACTTATTTTTTATTTGTAAACCTTAAATTTTAAAACTATGTATTTTAATCACGCGTTTCGAAAATCCTTTCTAGCGAAAGTTATTGAAGCAGGTCCTGTTCCTGCTACTTCTGGACAATTAGGAATTGTTCCTCCAGGTAGTTATGTTGATCAACTTACTTCTGGATCAACTGCTGATCTTTTACCTGGTCAAATTGGTTTGTTTGATGCTCAAAAGTACACAGCATTTAGTGACACTAACAATGGTAAACCTTTTATCCTTGCTCAAGGATCTTATTTTACTAAAGATAAGATTGGCCCTTACCATGGTGGTTATCAAGAGTCTGTAAAATCTAAAGTGATCAACCCTAAGTATATCAATAAGGTGTTTGTCACTTGTTCTACTCCTCCTGTAAACCAAGTTAAAGATATTGAGATTGGTAAAATTGAGTGTGGTAAAACCTATCGTCTTCGTATTGATCTGAAAGGTTCTCCTGCACTTCGTTTCTTGTCTCACAACATCTATCGTACACTTGATGCGTTTAGTGGATGTTGCACAGATGATTGTACAGCTGTATGTACTGGTGCTATTGTAGATCCTACAATTGTTGCTATTCAGTGGGCTAAGCAAGCACTTGAAAATCCTATCATCACTAACTTCTTGAAAGTTACAGTTTATGATTGGGATGGTGGTGAAGTAGCTGCTAGTGAAGATTTTAACACTGTAGGTGAATTTGTTGAAGCTCTTAACGCTTATGTTCCTAACACAGAAGAAGATTTTAACGATTGCGACATCAAAGCTAAAGTGCGTTTTGAAGTGGCATATCTTGAAACTAAATTCGGATATTGTACCTTCACTCCTACTGATTTCTATGAACTTCAACCTTTGCAGCTTTATGCTTCTGTAGTTGATGAGTCTGGAGATCCTTGTAATGTACAATGCGTTAGCATCACTGGTACTTGGAACAATGGTGTATACACTCCTGATGTTCAAGAACCTGTTCAAGCTCAAGGTGTTGGTGAAACAGTTCTTCGTAACTTGATTCTTGATGGTCGCTATCGTCAAGAGGCTTATCCTGATAGTTCTCGTGTAGATCATTTGAGGATGAGAGAGATTGAAGCAAACCCTGTTCTTGAATCTGTTGATCGTAATAGCTTTTACAATAGTATTAACATTCTTCATAGTGTTCCTCGCTTTAACAATCCTACAGGAACATTTGACAATGATCAATATTTGTTGACTATTTATGTTGAAGAAGCTGCAACAGCTACTACACTAATTAATCAACTTGAAGATATCATTGATACTTGTTGTACAAATCTTGAAATTGAATACTATTGTGCTGGTAGTGAAAGTGCACCTGCAGTTCCTGCTGGTCCTCTTGGAGATGGTGCATATCCTAATTATGGCAATTGTGCTTGTGCTTTAGCAGTAGCTCCTGCTGTTCCAGCATCTCCTGCTGTAGAAACAACAACTCAAGCTCAAGGATAATAACAAAACTATCCTAAATAAGAAAAAGGGAGAGGACAAATCGTCCCTCCCTTTTTTCTTTTGGAATACTCCACAAAAATTAGTATATTTTTATTGGAGAGATCTATATAATTTTGTAATAAAGTAAAACATTTACGATGGCTTCAAAACACCAATTAAGTTTAGAAGTGCTTGATGTAAAAAATCTAGGTATTCTTAAAATAACTGATACAAGCGTATATACAGATAAGATTGATGTAGACTGCGAAACAGTACATATCACTGTTCCAGGTTTTAATAAACCTGTTGCAATTGAGGTGATAAAAGGATTTGATCTAGTTTTAGATGGTTGTGATTTGTATATACAAACTAGTGGTTGTGGAGAAGTGGTACAAGATATTCCAGATGGTGTTTATACTATAAGATATTCAGTGAGCCCTAATGATAAAGTGTATGTAGAATACACACATTTACGTGTAACAGCTTTATTAGATCAGTGGAATAAACAACTTTGTCAATTAGAACTTGCTGCTTGCGAACCTAACGCAGATGTTAAAGAATCTTTAAAAGAACTTAGACTTATTAAATCATTTATAGACGCAGCAAAAGCTAAAGTGGAATATTGTCATGATAGCGCAGCTGGTATGGATTTATATAACTATGCTAAGCGTAGACTTGACAAATTTCCAGATACTTGCTGCAATAATTGCAAGTAATTAAAAACCAACCATATATGCAAAAGTGTTTAAACTGCGATGCTCAAATAACATGCAGTTGCAAAAGACGTCACGCTACTGATGGAAAACTAGTTTGTGTAAACTGCATAGCTGATTACGAAAAAAAACTAGTTGAGCTAAAAGAAGCAACATCTAAAACTCAAGAAGATAAAAAAGATACCTAATGTATTGTAATACAGATACTAAACCTTGTAGAGATCTATCTGCTAAAAAGGTAGAGATATACAAAGAATTTGCTGATACTACCTATCAATTGATGGTAGAAATGAAGTATGGTTTAGAATCATGTAAAAAGACAAGAGATTGGGATCTTCTTGATATACGTAAAACTCTTGTAGATTGGCAAACATTAGAAGATGATTTTAGTCATTCTCAAGTGGATTTAGGATTGGGTCGCGTGTACGCGCGCGATGATAGAGATAATAATTATCTTATAGAGAATAGTGGTCTTTTAAGTAATACTAAACCACTAACATCTCGTTATTGGGATGATGAACAGTGGTGGGGAGATCAAGGACAAACATCAGAATGTGTAGCATATGCTTGGGTGCATTGGTTAGAAGATGGTCCTTTTTATCAAGCATCTACACCTCATCCAATTATACAACCTAATCCTGTTTATAGAGAAGCTCAAAAAATAGATGAATGGCCAGGTGAAAACTACAATGGTACATCTGTTAGAGCAGGTGCTAAAATACTTCAAAACTTAGGTTTTATACAAAACTATCTTTGGACTACTAATATTAATACATTGATTTCCACTGTATTAAATATAGGTCCTGTTGTTGTTGGTACATTGTGGTATAGAAATATGTTTTTTCCTAATAGAACTACAGGTATTATTTCAGTTTCTGGTCCTTTATCAGGGGGTCATGCTTATGTTATAAATGGTGTTGATACAAAAAGAAGACTATTTAGAATTAAGAATAGTTGGGGTAGAAAATGGGGACAAAATGGTAGAGCTTTTATATCTTTTAATGATATGGCTAGACTTATCAGAATGCAAGGTGAAGTGTGTTTAGCTACAGAGAAACGACCTTAAATCTATAACCTATGTTAAAAAAGATCTTTTTTGTTTTACTGTTTTCAATGTTTATTGTAACATGTAGAAAAACAAATGATGTTTTAGAAGATAAAAAACTTCCTGAAACGTGTGATTTTCTTGATGGAAAATATAACACTGTAGCAAGGATGTCTAGAGAAGAACAAGAAGAAGCTTTTAGAAAAGGAGGAGGAAACTCTCCTGGTAGAAGAGATACAGATGGTGATGGTGTAAGAGATGTTAATGACAATTGTCCTGGGACATTTAATCCTGATCAAGCTGATATAGATGGTGATGGTAAAGGAGATGCATGTGATGTTGTTAATGATGATCCTGATAAGGATGGGGTGTTAACAGCAGTGGACAATTGTCCAAATGTATTCAATCCTACACAAACAGATACAGATGCAGATGGTATAGGTGATGTTTGTGATGTTGTTCCTCCTTCAGATGTGGATGGTGATGGTGTTCCTGATACAAACGATAATTGTTTAAATACACCTAATCCTGACCAAAAGGATGTTGATGGAGATGGCATAGGGGATGTTTGTGATAGTTTTAATAATACAGACACTGATAAAGATAGTATACCTGATGTAAATGATAACTGTCCCACTACACCAAACACTGATCAAAAAGACAGCGATAGTGATGGTATTGGTGATGTTTGTGATCCAACACCCATACTTGATGCTGATGGCGATGGTGTAGCAGACAATATTGACAATTGTCCTCTTAATCCTAATTCAAATCAAATGGATAGTGATGGGGATGGAAAAGGGGATGCTTGTGATCCTGTAGATCCTCCTGCTGTAATATATTCTTGGGTGATATATTTAGATTTTGATGGGCACAGTGTAAATACAGTGTATTGGAATAATGGAATACCATTTTATGCCACACCATCAGGATTGAGTGCTGTAGAAATAAACAATATAGTGGCTGAGGTGAAGAAAGACTATGCTTCGTTTCCTATCACTATAACAACAGATTCTACAATATATCTAAAAGCCAATCCATTTAAAAGACAAAGAATGGTGATAACAGAATACAATGAGTGGTATGGAGGAACAGGTGGGGTGGCTTATATTGGTGGAATTGATTGGGGAGGAGGAAGTTATTCTTTTGGAGAAGTGCCTGGTTTTGTTTTTCCTAAGGCTCTTTCTTACAATCAGAAATACACTTGGGAAGCAACTTCTCATGAAATAGGTCATACATTAGGACTATATCACCAAATTCAATGTTCTTCAACAGGAACATTTCTTACAGAATATAATGGAGGAAGTGGATCATTTGCTCCACTTATGGGTAATTCATATTTTAGAGAAGGGATATGGTGGATAGGTCCTAATTCACTTGGATGTACCACAATACAAAATGATAGTTTAAGAATTAGACAAAAAGTAGGTTTTTAAACTTTGAAAAGTAAATAAAATTGTGTAAATTATATTGTGTATTCTAAATGAAAAATAGCTGTAATAATACTTGTGAAAAATGTTCATCTTATGTAATTCCTGGAGCACCTTGTGTTTCATGTGTAGGTACAGGATGTCAAGAGGTTTATTACAGCAGTTGTGTAATATATACAGGTGATTGCTTAGAGTGTTATGGTGTTGAATCTGGTGATAATTTAACTGTTGTTATTAATAAACTATTAGATGTTATTTATGGTGGTTGTACAACAACAACATCTACAAGCACAACAACAAGTACAACAACAATAGCTCCAACTACTACAATAGCACCTACAACCACTACAACAACATTATTTAAAATATGTGACGATTGTCCTTAAAAACTTTTTATAAAACTTAAAACTTAAAATTATGCTTTGCGCTACCCCTCCCCCTACAACTGCATGTGTTCCATGTATTCATCCTTTTGAATATCTATTTGAATTAGCTTATGTTACAACAACTGGTACCAATAATAGAACAGGTTTTGATGAAGCAATTGATAGACTATTAGATAAAGGAATAAGTATTCCATCATGTAAATTATGCTGTCCAGATTGCGATGGTGTTTATTCTTTCTCTAGTGTTGAAACATTTTTGAAATTAATAGAAGCTATAGTAAATTGGCCAGATTTTTATGATCAACCTGGTGCTTGTTGCACTAATACGTTTACTTCAACAGAAACATTTTTAAAATTAGCTGAATTTGCAGAAGCTGGTAACCAATCTGGATATTCTATTATAGAGTGTTGTAATGGATTTAATGAATGTAAAGATGAATTAATATGTTGGTTTACAGAAACAGCAAGAAATTCACAAGACTCAATTGATAGAATCATAGACAAAGGAATTGTTGAATACGGTGCAATACAAAATAATTGCACAGGTGCTGTATCTAGTAGTATTTGTAAATTAGTTGATCTTTTAGAGAGATATGAGAATATTTCTTTAGCAGGTTCAAGAGCTCAACTTATTGATATTCTTTTAGATAAAGGAATAACAATATCTTGTTTTGAAGGAGAAACACATATTGCATCCACTGAAACTTGGTTAAAATACGGAGAAGCTATTAATGCATTTAATCCAGTTCCAGCAATTTCAAATACTACAACTACCACTACTACTACTGTATAATAAATACATTAAAGAATAAAACACAATGCAGTGTTCAACACCAGTTATAGAACCATGTGTACCTTGTAAACATCCTCTAGAATATCTTTTTGAGAATGCTTACAAGGCTACACTTGGTTTAGAAAATAAAGTTTCATTTTCAGAAGCATTAATTACAATTTTAGATCAAGGATTATTTATTCAAAATTGTAATATTTGTTGCTCAGATTGTGGAATTTATGTTTTAACAGAGGTAGAAAGTTTTTTACAATATCTTGAATTTTTTGGTTTTGATGCAGAGTGTTGTTTAAATTTGTTTGGATCTAATGAAGCTTGGTTAAAATATCGTGAAGTTGTATCTTCTGTACCACCAAATAATATTCCAAATAATTGTTGTGATACACAATTTCAAGATTGTTTTAATAAATTATATTGTTGGTTAAATAAACCAGAAGGTTCTACTAATGTTTTAGATAGACTTTTAGATAAGGGTATAATTGAATATGGAGCATTTTATGATAAATGCACTAATGAAAGTACATCAGGGTTATGTTACATATCTGAATTTTTTAAAAAATATTGTAATTTAAATATTGGAGAAAGCAAAACAGAATTTTTAGATCGTTTACTAACTACTGGTATTATTGTAGAATGTGGAGAAAATGGTATAATTATTAGTTCTATAGCAACCTATATTCAATACGCAGAAGCAGTTGGATAATATTATATAAAATGTTAGAAAATAATATAAATACAAATTCTTGTACAAGTACAACGACAGATTGTTGTTTTGTAGAATGTACTACAACAACAACAATTCCGTGTATTAATCCAATTGATCAGTTATTTGAAATAGCTACACAAGTTTCTGAGGTTAATGGTTTAACAAAATTAGAAGGGTTAGTAGAAGTTCTAGACAATGGTTTTGTATTAAATAGCTGTGGAACATGCTGCCCTGATTGTAGATATATATTTGCATCTAAAGAAACCTATGAAATCTTTATTGAAGCAATTTTTGGAATATCTCCACCACTTGAAGCTAATTTATCAAGTGATTCAGATACTGTATGTTGTATTAATCTTTATGGTAGTTACTTTGCAACATTATCATCACCTGCATCTGACTTTTATAAAACAAATTGCTGTAATAATTTTACAGAGTGTGCCGATTCTATTTTTGATTATTTTGTTCAAAATAATTGCGAAGTAGAATCTGATTTGGGCATATTTAGTTTATTAAATCTTTATACAGCACTATTGGATATAGGTATTGTAGAACAAGGATCAATAAATAGTGAAACTCAAGTATGTAGAATATTTGAAAACATGAAAGATTATTTTGGGCTACAATGTTTTGTAGAAGAGTTTATTACTATACTTGGCAAAGGTATTGTTATAGATTGTACAGGTGGTAGAATGTTTATTTCTTCAGTTGAAACATTTTTAAAATATATTGAATCATGAGTTGCTGCTCAAGTCCTATAGAATATTTTATTGAATATGTAGATTATCAATTATCTACAGATCCTGGTTTAACACCATATAATGTATTTAAAGCTGGACATATTTTTCCTAATACAATAAACATGTGTTGTCCTGATTATTGTTCTCAAGAGTATTTATTGTTTGGTGATGTGTCACTTATTACTGATTATGATGCAAATATAGGATTTAATTTTGATCAATGTTGTGTAAATCTTTATTCTAAGGCAGATGTTTTAATTAATGATACTATTTTATATAGAGTATGTTGTAATACAAATACAACAGCAAAGTGTATCAATGAATTACTTGAACATACAAACTCAACAGCATTAAAAGAATGGTTTTATATTTCAGGTTCTGCTACAGGTCTTTTTGAATATAATACAATTAATCAAAATTTTGGATTTTGTGAACTTGTAGAAATATTAAAAACAAAAACTCCTCTTGTTGCTGAAGAATACATGCTAGAAATATTAGAACAAGGACTTGTTGTATCATGTAGACCAAATGGAACATTTGTAGGTAGTTTAGAAACTTATGTGGATACCTATTATCCAGTTGCATAAATATTTTTCAATGTCTTGTAATAAATGTAATAATTGTTTAGATGTTTGCGATTGCAACTGCACAACTACTACTACATGTAGTCCTGTAGCAGAGCAACCATGTATTACTATATGTAGTGACATTTATGCTTCTGAATGTATTATATATGATGGAGAAGATAATGAGTGTTATGGAGTGAAAAAAGGAGATACAATAAAAGATATTATTGATAAGATAATAGCTAAAATAACTCCTGATAATTGTAGTTGTCAGTACGGAAGTGCTATTATAGATTTTATTACAACAACAACTTCTACATCTACAACAACATCTACAACTACTATACCTCAAAACAATCTATGTTTTACATTATATCAAGAAAATAATTGTAATTTTACTGTACAAGAAATAATATCGGGTGCTTTTGTAAATGGTAAAGAAAGCTATTCATTTACTTATAACTCAATTGATTATACTATTAGATGGTCTATTGTAGATGAAAGATGGGAATTATATTTAGCAACTTATCTTGCGTTTCCTTTAGCATATTTAGAATCAGATAGTGAACATCCTATTGCTCCATTAAAAGGAGACATATTAACACAACCTGAACTTTCTTGGACAATGTATGGTGTTGATTCTATACTTGTTACAACAAGAGAGTGTTGTCCTGAAGAATTATGTGTATTATATACTACTAAAGATGATTCTTCTCAAGTTACAATCAAGTCACAATATGATACTATTGCAAGTCTTCCATCTCAACCTTTAGTACTAAAACATTCATATATAGGATGTATTGTTACGCCACGTGAAGTTTTTAAAATAGAATGGAATATATTTACAGGTAAATATGAGCTTACTGCTAGCAATGGTGATCCAGTTGGGTATACACTAGAAGAAAATTTAGAAACGACAGATTATATAAATTGGATAATAACTGCTCCTTTAGATCCATTTGTTACTTTTAAAACAAAAGCTGGTACTTGTCCAACAACTACTACCACTACAATAGTTAATTAATGAATTGTCCTACAAATACATATAGTTGTTGTAACTCTTGCTGTAGCACACCATGTGGTTGTAAAAAAACAACCACCACTACTAGCACAACAACAATTTCAGTTTCTTGTGATGTTAATAATTGTGAACAAATTATTGATTTACAATGTGTTGTACATAATATACAATCAGAGTGTTTACTGATATATAATAATAATTTATTAGATACTCTATCATCTTTATTTCACAAAGTGACAGGTGACTGTTGTTAATAATATAATGTATAATGCAAATATTTTTTCAAATAAATTCTTTAGGTAGTGGTTTAGGACCAACATTTTTAGTTAAAGATGATTTTGGTTTAGTATCTCCTTCTGAGGTAACAAAACAACAATTATTAGATGGTGTAGTATTAACTATAAATCCTAATTCACAAAATATTTTTATTGAATCTACAGGTCTATTATGCAATGATTGTTGCGAACTAGATAATATAGCAACATATATATTACCTACTACTACTACTACTACTAGTACCACTACAACAACAACCACCACTACTACTACTACTACTAGTACATCTACTACTAGTACTAGTACATCTACTACTAGTACTACTACTATTTCTCCTAATATTTGTTTTTCTATATCATACGAGTGTATTGGAAATTCACTTTGTTTTGATAATTTACAACTTCCTACAGCTGGAAATGCTCCACAAATAAATGGCAGACCTCAATATATTTTATCTAATTCTCCATTACGTAGAGTTTATTATAATGGAACACAATGGGTTAATGAATGTATTTCTCAGGGAGGTATACTGCAAACATTAAATTCAACAGCTCAATATCCTATTTCAGATGGTATAAATTTTCCTATTTGGACACCTGTACCAACAATTGGTCAAGATGGGTATTTAAGTAGTGTTGTTTTAGAAAATTGTTCTACTACAACAACTACATCAAATCAACCTATTCAAGCTGTAATTGAAATTAAATTTGAATTTGGTGATCCATTTATTTATCTTCAAGTTGATGTTTTAAGTGGAACAACGCTTTCTAATATATCATTTACAGGAGTTGTTTCTCAACATGCAAATATGTCTTGTAATTTACCAACAAATGGTCCTGATTTTAATGTATCTTCGTTTACGTTAACAGCAGGTTCTCCATCTACAACATTTGATTTAATAAATTCTTGGGTGAGTGGATCATTATCATTAAATTTGAAAAGTCTTGTAGTAGGGGGAGTTACTATTACATCAAGTCCTCAAGTAGTTACTATTGGTGGAAATAACTATGAAATTATAGGATATGATGCATGTATATCATAATTATTAACTTTATATATTATAAAAACCAACATTTATGAAATTTGTATGTGCGCAACCTGCTATTCCATACTATACGTGGCAGGTTGAAGTGATGATTAACAACTTTATTAAAAATGGTGTTAATCCTAATGACATACATATTCTATGTGCATATTATGATGTAGTTCCAAAAACATGGAAAAAACTACAAATGCATTATAGTGATGTATGTTTTTTCTTTTATAAGGATACAAGAAGTACGCAGTTTTATATTCCTTCTATTTATTTTAATATGATGAAGCAACATATTCAAGCACATCCTGAACTTGAAAAAGAAGCTTTATTTCTTCATGATTGTGATATTATACTTACACGTCCTATTGATTTTAGCGATATGGAAAAAGGGGACACTTGGTATTTAAGTGACACAGTGGGGTATATAGGTACGCAGTATATTTTAACGAAAGGTGAAGATGTATACTTAGATATGTGTCGTGTAATGGAAATAGATCCTGCTATTCCTAAAGAAAGAAATGCAGATTCTGGTGGCGCTCAACATATTGTAAAAAACACCACTTATGAATATTGGGATAAGGTGGAGAAAGACTCTATAAAGCTATATAAACATTTTTGCGAACAAGAACCTAATTATAAAGGAGAAGGACACCCTATACAAAAATGGACAGCTGGAATGTGGTCTTTATTGTGGAACGCATGGAAATTTGGACATACAACAAAAGTAGATAAAAGATTAGATTTTTGTTGGGCTACATGTTTTGTACATAGATGGGAACAATGTTCAATATTTCACAATGCAGGTGTAACAGAAGATAGGAAAGATTTATTCTTTAAAGCAGCGTATATTAATAAACTTCCATATGATGAGGTGAAATTAGAGAATGTAAGCAATAAATTTTGTTCTTATAAATATACAGAGCAATTACTAGAAACAGGTAAAAAATCATGTATAAAGTAAATATTTGTTTTTTACAGGTTACAAGTCCTGAAATACATGATTATTCTCAATATTCTTGTCCTATTAATAAAGAATATTGTAAAAAACATAATTATGATTATTTAAATTTAGATGCTATAAATACTAAAACACACGCGCCTGCTTGGAGTAAGATATTTTATACCAAAGATCTTTTGGAAAAAGAAAATTATACACATATTTTCTTTTTAGATGCTGATGCTGTTGTAATAAATCAAAATAAAAAAATTGAAGATGTAATTGATAAAATGAAAACATCTATTGCTTTTTCAGAAAATGGGTGGAATGGTGGAGATTTGATAAATACTGGTTGTTTTATTGCTAGTAAAGATGCTGTTTCTATATTAGAAAAATGTATTGAAAAATCAAATACAGACATGCAGCATCAAAAATTTGGTTTTCCATGGGAACAAACTGTTATAACAAAGATGTATGAAAGTGGTGTTCCTATGGATGTTTTTCCAATGAATGAAATAAATTCATATTGGTTATACGATATTAATTCAAATGATGGTCAGTTCATATACCATTTTATGGCTAGACCCCTTAAAGAAAAAGTAGTTATTGCAAAAACACTTTATGAGAAATATATGTAAATATATTTGAAAAATTGCTAATTTTTTCATATATTATATTGTAAACAACTTGTCTACATTTTATATTATTATCGTACATCATTGATATTCAATAAGTTATGATACCTTCTAAATCCAATCTTTCAAAAGAAAACTGTTCTCCAATATCATCTAATTGCGTGATTTGGCAGGGTCCTGATATTGAGTGTATTAATCTATGTACAGGAGACACTGTTTCAGATGTTACTTATAAGTTAGCTTTAGAAATATGTGAGTTAAAAGAAAACATTGGTGTTACTGATGTTGATTTAACTTGTATTGTAAAGGTTTGTCAAACTACACCAGAACCAAGCAAAACACTTGCTAATATTTTTGAACTTTTAATTAGCAAAGTTTGTTGTCTTTCTGAAATAGTAGAGGGTATTCCTACTCCTCCAGATCCTTACATAGAACCTACTCTTATATATCCAAGTTGTTTTTCTTTATCTAATGATGTTCTTAGTGTTTATACTAAAAATTTAGCAGATAAAATATGTGACATAAGTTTTCAAACCAATCAAAATACATTAGATATTGATAGTCTTGATGAAAGAGTTACAGATTTAGAAGCACAAGTACCAACACCACTTCCTGAGTTAAATAGTTGTTTAACAGGAACTGATAAAGTTTTAGATGATTTAGTAGAATATTTAGAGAATGAATTTTGTGATATAAAAGATGCTCTTGGGGAAGCAGGAGATATAGCAATTGCCTCTGGTCAAATATGTGAAAATTTAGGTATTCAAAAACAATTAACGGATTCATCTCAAAATATGAATTCACTTGTAGGACCAGCAGGTACATGGATTGTAAGTCCTCAAAACTTAGCTCAATCTATTAATAATCTTTGGCTTACTGTTTGTGACATTAGAGCTGCTGTAAGATCTATTCTTGATAATTGTTGTGCACCTACATGTGATGCAATTAAAATTGATTTTTATCAACGTTGGTCTTCTGATAATTCTGAAATTCTTCAACTTAATTTCCGTTCTAAAAGTTCACTTCCAGTTGGATTTTATGATTGTGGTCAACCTGGAAATCCAGATGGAATTAATGAATTAACGTTTATAGACGCTACAGGATTTGAATATTCATATCCTATAACTTTTAGATATATTGACTATCCTACAAATACAAATGGTGTATTAGATAGTACTTCTAATTTTGGTTGGGTTGATATTGATTTAGGAGGTCCAGGTTTGTTATTAACTTCACCAATTACAGTAAAAGCAGAGTTGTGTTTTACAAATGGTACTAATGAATGTATTCAGTGTGTTCAATGGACAATCAATCCTAGTAAAAATACTTGTTGTGAAATTAAGGCTACTGATACTGTAACTATTACATATAAAACTTGTTAATATATGTCTATTCCTAATCCATATGCTTCTGTAGGTGTTCCTACACCAACAACAAGCACTACAACATGTGTTCCTACATATGTATCTATTACATTAAATGCAGGTAATTCTTTTGTATTACCTCCTGGTGCTACATTAGTAGCTGCTACTGATAAAGATCTACTACAAACAGATTGTGTCGATCTAGATGGATTAGAAGAACTTACTTGTTATTTATTTTATTATAATGTTCAAAGTAATGATAATACTTTAGAAGATCCAAATGAAACAGTACAAATTTTAGGTATAGTAATTGATGGAGTTTTTTATGAATTTACTACTTCTGTTACTGATGAAGGATTAGATGGTGCAACTACAAATTTTACTCTTTTTTCTCAGTACACTGCTGGATTAGAAAGTGTTTCTTTAAATGGGCTAATATCAAATATTACAGTGTTTACACAAAATAATCAAAATGTTTCTACAAGAGTTTTTTGTTTTAAAACAGTACCTTCTATTGCAAAAAAAATGCAAGTAAAAATATATGATGCAACTATTCAAGTTGTTAATCCTTATTATTTACTTCCATTATTTACGTGGGATGAAATTGTTGATAATGGTGATATACCTCTTGATACTGGATTAGAATCAGCATGTTCTTGTGGACCTGATTATAATCCTACAACACCAACTACTACCGCTCCTGTAGTAGTAGTAAATTAATTTTAAAATAATTAAAAATGTCGGAGTTTAGTTGGTTTTCTTCGACTAATCTACGCCCTCCTTTTCTAGGGAGGGCTTTTTTTTAGAAAATTATTTTGTTTATTAAAATATAAACCATAACTTTATCCTCCATATACCAACATCTAATAATATGAATTTAATTAAACTGGTTTATGGCTCATTAAGATGGAAGAAATCTGATGAGTTTTGTGCTTCAAAATTAGGTATTTCTCTTGAAAAATACCAAGACATCAAAAGACAAATTCTTGACATTAAATCCACACTACAAGACGAGCTAGAAGATAGCATGGTTGATATTGTAGGAAAACGAATGTTAGACTTGATTGATGACGAAGCACTTAAAACAGAGTATATTGCTAATTTAGAAGATCATTTAATAGAAGCAATTAACCAGAAAAAAGAAAAGGTAATTGAATTTAAAGAAGATCTTGATCAAGGATCAGCAGAAATAAAAGGAGTGGCTTTCTCAGAGCCTAAGTCTCCAGAAGAAATAATCAGAATATTAAAGATTGATACTAACAAATGGAAGCTTAGTTCTTATTGGAATAAGCAACATAAAGATTATTGGTTAGTGTCAGCAATGGTAACGCAAAAACAAATTAATGAAATCGACCTACTTGCAAAAACGCTTGAAACATTTAAGCCTAGTTACCAACCAATCACAGAGGTTATTATCAACGATAAATACGAAAATTCCTCTTGCGGAGTATTATCTATACAAGATTTACATTTTGGCAAAGAGGACAATTTTACAATAACAGAAGACTTTAAAAATGCTGTAAGAGATCTAGTCATGCGCGCGTACGCGAGTCATAGATTAGAAAAAATTATATATGTTGTAGGAGGTGATCTTTTAAATATGGATAGTTTTGATGGTAAAACTACAAAGGGCACACCTGTAGATAATGAGCTTAAAGCACAAGAGGCTTATAATCAAGCGTTTGATGCTTTACATTGGTCTATTAGTTTTATTAAAAACTTTTGTGAAACACTAGAAGTTGTGTATGTTCCTGGTAATCATGATAGATTAAGCTCATATCATATAGCACATTCTCTATCTAAATGTTTTAACCAATCTGATATTAAGTTTAACGTAGATTATTCTGAAAGAAAAGTTGTAACCTTTGGTAACAACTTTTTTGCTTTTGAACATGGTGATGTAACAAAGAAAAACACACCTCTTGTATATGCTACAGAATTCCCTAAGCAATGGGGTGATACAAGTTATAGAACTTGTTATACAGGACATTTTCATAGTAAGAAGGTAACTGAGTTTGTTACTGACAATGAGGTGCATGGGTTTGCTATTAAACACCTTCCTTCTCTTTCAAGATCTGATTATTGGCACTATCATAATAAATTCACTGGCTCTAAACGCCAAGCTATTATGGAAATCCACGATAGGAAACATGGTAAAATTTCGGAGTTTACCTATAATGCCTAAACCTTCTAAGTTTAATTTTAAAATGTTCCAAGTTTTTAGTAAATTATTAATGTAGATCATTGTGTCAAAACCTTATAAAAAACCAGATTTAAATGCTCCTAGGTATAGACCTAAGAAATTAAATCTTACCAACATAGATATTTACAATAAGTTCCTTGAAGAAAATCCTCATCTTGAAAGAATTTGTTTAAATAAATTTAAAGAAGTTATTAAAACATTTAATGGTAAGATTTGGCAATCTGTAATAGAGAGTAGAGATGGAGTGGAACTACCAGAACAATTAGGGTATATTTTTATAGGAACTTGTCCAAGAAAGAAAAGCAATGTTGATTTTAAAAAATCAGAACACTATGGTGTAAAGATTCAAAATCAAAATTGGGAATCAGATCAATATGTTGCTAAAATCTTTTATACAAACTATGAAGGTAAATATAAATTTAGAAATCATGAATTATGGGGGTTTACAGCAGTAAGAGATTTTAAAAGAAGCGTAGGCCAAACCTATCCTAAAGAATGGAAGAAATATGTCATGGTTGATAATATGGTGAGAGTGAGTAGAATATTTAGAAATCAAAGTTTTGTACAATTTAAGAAAAAAGAAACAAAAGATTTGCTTCAAGAATATGATGAATTTAATCTAGATTAAAATGGCTAAAGTAACAATAGGAGATGTATGCTCCAGAATTCGTACTCAAGTAAAAGCAGTTAGACAAGATGCCTTGCTAACTGATCGTGTTATTTATAGTTTTGTTCTTAAGCATGCTAAATGGTTAATGAAGCGTGAAGATTCTAAAAGTAAACTTCTTTCTTTTTCTGCTGTTATTCAAACACTTGATTTTGTTGAGCTTATAGAAGTTGATAAAGTGGAAGCTCAATGTACAGGTATTACTTCTAATTGCACAATTAAAAGAACAAAAGAAAAACTTCCTGTTTTTCTTCAGGGATATTGGGGGCCACTTATTAGAAGTGTTAGTTCAATAGATGGATCAGAACGTCTTCAACCTATTCTTCCTTCTACATACGTTTATAGTTCTAAATCTAAGAATGCTAAGTATAATAAGACTAAGTATTTTTGGTACATGAATGATTATTTATATTTTCCTAATCTTGATTGGGATGCTGTTATGATAGAAGGAATATTTGAAGATGATATTAGTCAATTTACATGTAAAGATGATTTTTGCATGCAAAAACAAGATATGAGTTTTAATGTACCTGATTATTTATGGGGTGAGATTGAATCTCAAGTATTTAAAGATTTAGGAACAATGCTTCAAATTCCTGCTGATACTGATAACGATAAACAAAGCTTAACTCGCTAATATCTATGAAGACAGAATTAAAATATCGCACGTTTGATCAGCTTCTTGCAGAGGTGATTACAGATTTTACAATGTTTAATACAGAAGGTATGATTGAGCCAGGACAATTAATTAAGGTGGCTCAAAGGGTAAGTTATGATTTAGGACTTAGAATTCATGGTACAAAAGAGAAGGTGTTAGAGATTGAAAGTAAGAAGATGAAACTTCCTGATGATTTTTATGTTCTCAATTATGCTAAACTTTGTGGAGAGTATACGCTTAGAGATCCAGTATTACATGGTAGACATACTGAAAATGTAATAATGGATAGTTGTCCTAAATGTGGATGTAATACAGGATGTGAATGTGAAGCAACATATGTACAAGAATGTCAGAATGGTGAGAAGATTTATGTACAAGTGATAGAAAAACGTAAGCAAGAAGTTAGAACATACAAGCAATTTGTAGATATTAAGATTGTTGCAACTACTGGTAGAACAGATGCTTTAGATAATAGCTTTCCTACAGGATATATTAAAAATGGATTTATTTACACAAATCTTGATAAAGGAAATGTTTTTATATCATATCAAGGAGCATTAGAAGATGATCATGGAAACTTATTAGTTTTGGATCATCCTGTTATAAATGAATACTATGAGTATGCTCTAAAACAACGTATTCTTGAAAATTTATATATTAATGGTGAAGATGTTGTTCAGAGAATGCAGTTAATTGAGCAACGTATGAGACCAGCTAGAAATAATGCTCTTACTATTGTTAACACGCCTAATTTTGAAGAGATGCAACAGTTGTGGGAAACTAATAGAAAAGCACAATATTATAAGTACTACGATATGTTTAAATCATACGGAGGATTATAGTTATGAAATATACACTAAAAATTAAGCTACCAACATATAATTGCGAGCTTCAATTTTATGTTTTAGATCAGTTAAACGCTGAAATAAATAAAGTGTATAAAAAATATAAAATGGATGAAGTATTTGAAGATAGTGCTGAGGGAGTTTTATTTACACCAGACATTGACAAATACTTTCTTTTTATAGATGTAAAATATCTTTCTCATAATACAATTGCTCATGAAGTGTTTCATGCTGTAATGAAAATTACCGAGGATAGAGATATAAAAGATGAAGAAGCTCAAGCATGGTTAGTTGGGCATATTACAGGAGATGTTTATAAATTTTTGAAGAAAAAAGCAATAGAAGTAAATAATGGCTAAACAAGAACAAGGTGGTAGCAATCCTTTAACTAGTACAAATTCCTTTACAAAAGGAATGGTTAAAGATTACAATGAATCTTTTGTAGGAGAAGGATTGTACACACATGCGCGTAATGCTGTTAATAATTCTTATGAAGGTAATGTAGGAGTTATTGGTAACGAACCTTCTAATTTATTTTGTGTTCAACTTCCATATACTTATATTGGGTCTATTCATATAGAAGGAGATAGATGGGTTGTATTTACAACTAATAATATAAAATCTGAAATAGGAATATTTGATGAATCAGAATGTTCTTATAGAAAAATAATAAATAGTGATTGTCTTAATTTTAAAACAACAAATCTTATAACAGGTGTTTTTAGAGATAGATTTGATTGTGATAAAATGATTTATTGGGATGATGGGTTGAATCCCACTCGTAGTTTAAATATTGATGATATTCCTTTTAAATATACAGAAAAGGTAGTAAATGATTGTATAGTTAAAGAATTTACAACTGAGTTAGATTGTGAAGCTATAAGAATTGTTTCTTTAATTAAATATCCTTGTATTGATATTAAAGCTGGTAATATAGCAGGTACACTACCAAATGGATCTTACCAAGCTTGTATAGCGTATACAATAAATCAAGTGAAGGTAACTGACTACATTGGTTTATCTGAGGTGCAGGGATTATTTACTCATGAAAATGTAAGTTCATCTCTTATTCTTGAAATAAAAGAAATAGATCAATCATTTGACGAATTTGAACTTGTTATTGTAGCTAATATAAATCAACAATCCGTTGCTAAAAGAATAGGGTATTATTCTACATCTCAAGGTAGAATATATGTAGATAGATGGGACCCTGAATACATTACAGTTCCAATTTCAGATGTTGTATTTAGATCTGAACCTGTTGAGAAAACAGATGCAATGTTTTCTGTTAATAACTATTTATTGCGTGTAGGTACATATAGTAAGTTTAAGTTTAATTATCAACCTTTAGCAAATGAAATTAAAACTAGTTGGGTGGCTGTTGAATATCCAGCTTCTTATTATATAAAAGGTGGCAACAATACTGGTTATTTAAGAGATGAACAATATTCTTTTTTTATAAGATGGATTTATAATACAGGAGAACGCTCTGAGTCATATCATATTCCAGGTAGAGAATCAGTATCATCTGATTTATCATTTGTTATAAACACTGATGTTTTTGAAACAGCAAGTGGTGTTAAAATGAAAAAATGGCAAGTATATAATACAGGAAGTATTGATTCAACAACAGCTTATAAGCTAAGTGATGGAGGTAAAGTGGTTGCATCAGGTAGAATGGGATATTGGGAATCTACAGAAAGATACCCTGCTGATAGACCAGATATATGGGGTGAGTTATGTGGTAAACCAATTAGACATCATAAATTTCCTGATATAACAGTAAACCCATTATTAAATCATTTTGGTAATTCTGGTAATACAATAACAATTTTAGGTGTTCAATTTAATAATATACAGCATCCTTTAGACGAAAACGGTAATCCAATTGAATCAATTGTTGGTTATGAAATTCTTAGAGGTTCAAGAGAAGGAAATAAATCAATTATTTCTAAAGGTATTTTAAATAATATGAGGGAATATAAAGTTGTTGAAAGTCCTACTATTAAAGGTCTTTATCAAAACTATCCCTATAACGATCTTCGTCCAGATAGTTATATAACATCTGTTGAGCAAGATGGAAAAAATGGTCCTAAAAATGACAAACCAAATTCTCCTAAATCAACAGCTTATAGAAAAGATGTATTTTCATTTCATGGTCCAGAAGTTGCATTTTCAAATCCTTTTTTAAATCCTAATGAAATTAAAATATATCAAGAATTATATGGTGAAGCAAAAGGTAGATTTGAAGTTCCATATCTTCACCCTAAGTTTAAACAAATAACAAATGATCTTGATACTGCTTTAGATATATTTGCATCTGCTGTTGCAACAATTCAAGCAGTTGCTGCTATTGCAGGTGGATTAACATATCAAATAGGTGGAGATTCACCATTACCTGTGCAAAATATTGGAATTCCATACGTTATTGCTGAAGGTGTTTCTGGTGGTATTGCTACAATAGCAACAGCAGGAGCTATAATTGCAAACTCTATATTTGCAGGTGCTTACACTTTATTGTTTGGTGTAAAAACTTATAAAGAACAATCTTTAGCAATGGCATTAGCGTTAATGCCATTTAGACAATTTGCAGCTCAATATAATTCTCACGGTTTTTATTCTGAATCGCAAACGAATATTCAAGGAAATATGCGTAGAGAAATTATTGATGCAAGATATATTGATTCTTCTATTCAACAATTTACAGCACAATATCAAGTTAATAATATAAATAGAAGTAGATTTGTTGTATTAGAAGTTGGAAATACAATAGATAATCCTTCTTCAGTTGTAGACAATAGTAGATTTACAATTGGCGACATAAACACAGATTACAATAAATCTGTTACATCTAATATTTGCTCTTATTACGGTGCTCTTAAACTTTCAATTCCAAGTCAATATGGACAATTAGAATCAGTTGAGCAATTACCTATTTCTACATGTATTGAACCCACAATTGCTTCTACAACATCTCGATTAACAAGTAATGTATTATTTGGAGGTGATACCTATATAAATAGATTTACCGAAAAAAATACAATGTTTTTCTTTTCAACATGGATGCAAGGTGAACCAGATGGTTCTGAATTTAACTACACATTGTATCCAGCAATTCCTTATCCTCGTTATTGGATTAATAATCAAAAATATATTGGATTATTTGCTGAAAAAGCAAGTGAGCTTAGAAGTCTTGATAAAGTTGAAAATGCAAATTTCTTTTATTTAAATAAAGGTTATTTTTATCTTTTTAATTCAGGAGTTAGAGATTTTTTTGTAGAATCAGAAATTAATCTTGCATATAGAGATTGGGAAGATGATATTAATGCTAGACATTATGATATTAATTCATTTACTGATTTATCAGGAATGTTTAGGAGTGATATAATTGTAGCTGGTAACTATTATAAATATGATTATTCATTAAGTGTATCTAAACTATTTAATAATAATGTTAGTTGGGCTTCTTTATTACCAAGAGATTATGATCCAATTGTATCTTCTACATGTTTTTCATATCAGCCTAACAAAGTGATATACTCACTTCCTCAACAACAAGAATCTAAAAAAGATAATTGGCGTGTTTTTCTAACAAATAATTATAAAGAATTTCCAACACCTGTAACATCAATTAAATCTGTAAATAAAACAGGTGCTTTGTTTATGATGAAACAAAGTAGTCCTTTGCAGTTTTTAGGTGTAGAAGAACTAAAATTAGATGCTACAAATACAAAGGTGACTATTGGTGATGGAGGATTATTTACAGGAACTCAGCAATTACAAGCGATTGTAAATGCAGATGATTCTTATGAATATGGTTCTTGTCAAAACAGAAACTCTGCTATAAGTACAAGAAAAGGTGTATTTTGGGTGAGTCAAAATCAAGGTAAAATATTTCAATATATTGGACAGTTAAATGAAATATCTAATTCAGGATTGAAGTGGTGGTTTGCAAAATATCTTCCATCAAGACTTGTAGAAAAATTTTCAAATTATAAACTTTTTGATAACCCTATAGAAGGTGTGGGTGTTCAATGCACATATGATAATGTAAATGAAGTATTTTACATTACAAAAAAAGATTATATACCTATTAGAGATAATATAGTATTAGCTGATGATGGAATAACTTTTTTATCTGGTAGAGCTAAAATTAGTTTAAAAGATACTAATTATTTTGAAGATATAAGTTGGACAGCTAGTTATGATACAAAATCACAAACTTGGATAAGTTTTCATGATTGGAAACCAACAGCGTTACTTCCAAGTAAGACTCATTTTATGAGTGTTAATACAAATAGTATATGGAAGCATAATGTTCGTTGTGATAATTATTGTAATTTTTATAATAAAGATTATCCTTTTGAAATAGAGTTTATTTCATCAACAGGTCAAACAGTGACATCTGTAAGAAATGTTGAATATATGCTTGAGGTGTATAATTACTACAATGACTGTAGAGATAGATTTCATGTACTTGATGAAAACTTTGATCAAGCTATAATATATAACTCAGAGCAAATTTCTGGATTGCTTAATTTGACAATTAAACCAAAGAACAATCCATTAGCTCTTATATCTCAACCAACGATTAATTTTGACTCTATAGATATTTATTTTTCTAAAGAGGAACAAAAATATAGATTTAATCAGTTTTGGGACATTACTAAAAATAGAGGTGAGTTTAGTTCAACAGGAGTTGTTCCGATGTTTACTACAAAAGGAAATGGATATGAGTATCCTATTAATCAAGATTATGTAAACTATGGTAAAAATCCTCTTGAGCGTAAAAAGTTTAGACATAATATAAATCGTGTATTTTTAAGAAAAACAGCTAGTGGTAAAAATAAAATGCTATTTAAGCTTTCTAATGAAAAACTTCTAATTAGCAATCGATGAGTTTTAATAGAAAATTATTAAGTCAAATGATAGCTGAGTCAAAACAAAAAAAGACTCAACCAAAACCTAAAGATAGGATAGTTGATCCTATGGGTCAATGGGCTCATCCTGGACAAGTTACACGTATTCCTTCTAATAGAATAACAATGCAAGGAGTACCCTATCCTGTGTTAGGTAGAGGTAGTGATGGTAGTGAACGAATGATGTATCCAGAAGAAGAACATACTTTTCCTGATGCAGAGTATGTAGATGAATATCCTTTAACAAAAGCTCAAAATGGTATTCAAATGCTAGATCTTCCTGATGTTCATCTAAATCTTCCAAAATATAGTAGACAAGAAGATAAAAAAGTTGGTGTTAATCCATACATGTTTGGTTTTAATCCTCAACGTGGTGTAAACATTCACGGTATTGGAGCACAAGGTTATGTAAATCTTTTTAATAGTAAAAAAAATAAATTAGGACTAACAGGAAATGTTAATAGTGTATCTGTTGGTTATCCAGGTGGTGTAGAATTATTTGGTAAACCGCAATTTTTTCCAGAATTAAGATTTACACATAGATTTGAAAATGGTGGACCAATAGTAGTTCCTTATAGTAAAGAATATACAGATAAAGAATACCAAGATTATAACAAATTTTATGAAGATTTTAATAAACCTCCTTATTTAAGAAAAGATGATGGGTTTGATAAATATTATCATAAAAAAATAAAAAATCTTCCAGGAATGCCTATTTATTCTTCTGGTTGGGAAAGAAAAAATATAGCTGATGGTTACGTGCAACATTATGATAGACAACCTAAACCAAAAGTTGGTTTTGTAGACAGAAAAATGGATAATGAGTTAATAGGTTATGATCCAAATGATAAATATCCTAGTCAAACTGCAGGACCATATAAAATGATAAAGGCATTTGCTAATTATAAACCATCTAATTCTTCTAATATTTTAGGACTTAAGAATGGTGGGTTTGCAACTACCGTTCAAACAACAACACCTCTTGGTTCCACTGAGCCTATCGTTGATGTTGATCCAATACGATATGAAAATAGAGAAGGAATAGGTGAGGTGGGGATTCTTCCAAATATAGTTATAGCTCCACATTTAGATGATCAAGGAAAAAGATTTTATGAAAAGATATTAGACAGACCTTCTAAACCTGTAGAAAGATATGAACCATCTAATGCTGTAAAGTATAATAAAGGAGCACTTTCTGCAGCTGCGCTTTCTACAATGGCAGCTCCTGAAATTCAATATCTTATTCAATTAGCAGGTGCAACAGGAGATTTTTACACTGGAACTAGATATGCTCTTGATAAAAATTGGAGTAAGGCTGGTGAAGATTATACACAAGGTCTTTTAGGACTTATCCCTTATTCTAAAGCATTGAAAGGAATGAAAGGAGATGAGTATTACACACTTTTACAAAAATTATATAATGCTACTATTGGTGGTTTAAAATTTGGAAGTGATGTAAAAACTATGGATGAAGGTGTTGATAAAAAACAATATGGTGGAGAAAGTTATTTACAAAAAGCTCAAAATGGTGGAGATATATCTATACCAAATCTAGAAGAAGGTAATTGGTTAGATAGATATGATGAAGGTGGATTAACTACAGATGAAACTACATTTCCTATACTTACACGAGAAGAACATGAAGCTTTATACAATTCACAAATTGCACTTAACAATTTTTATGAAAATGAAGTAAGACAAGGAAGATTAAAACGCACTAGTACTAAAACTTTTAATCAACCATCTATTTCAAATCGTGAGTATAATAAACTAAAAGAAGGAAATTTAAGTTTTTATAAACATCCCCCAGGTGCATTTTACGATGCTCTTTATAAAAAAATATATAATTTATCACCTTCACAAATTAGAGATTTAGAGCGTAAATCTCTTGAACAAATACAAAAATCAAATAGTAATAATCAACTTTATTATAGAGATATTGTTACGCCAGCTCAAAATTTAGTTTCACCATTTGCACTTGTTGATAAAAGAGTAAAGCCACAAAGAGTAATTCGATATGAACCTGTATCAGGAAATTTATCAGGTTATCCAGGTGGAAATGTTGAAGTTTTTGATTATGATCCTTTATATATAAAACCACCTCATTTAAGAAGTAAAAAAGAAAATCTTGAATGGGAAAAATTATATGGCGATAAACCAGAAAACAAAGTTATTCCTCCTAGCGTTTCTTCTTTACCACCACAATTAAAAATGGTTCGTAATACAATTGGTATAGAACCTTTGAGTGTTGGAACTCCATCAATAAATAGACAACCTAGTATACAACCTAATCAATCAGGAGATTATGTTTTAAGATTTAGTGAATTAAATTCTGAAGGACAAAATCAACCAAGAGAAGTTTTTTTTAAGACTAGAAAAGAGGCAGATGATATGATGGATTTTCTACAAAAAGAAAATCAAAGACGTTATGAAACAGGAACATATTATGGTAATTTAACAACACAAGGTAATTACAAACGTGGTGGTCAGTTTAAACAATTTCAACCTGGTGGATTTGTAACAACAGACACTACAACTTTACCAAAAGAAACTAGATATGTACATAATCCATCTGTTGGTGGTAAAACAGATTATGCTATACGTAGAACAGTAACTCCATATAAAACAGAGGATGAAATAAGAAAGTTTACAGAAATGCCAACGTCAGGTGAAGATGTAGATTTTCTTTATTGGTATAGAAATGCATCTAACAAAAAAGATGCTATGTCTGTTCCATTTAAAGGTGATAAACATTGGAATATTGATAGAGGGATTATAGATGTTGAATTTGGAAAGAATTATCCAAATTTAAATCAAAGTGGAACAACAGTTGAACAAAATAGAAATAATGTTTTAGCTGATATGTACAAATATTACATGTTACAATATCCTGATAATAAAGATAAAGCATGGAGAGAAGCTAAAAGATTTGTTAGAAAAGAAATTGATCCAAGAATAAATAATGAATATTTTAGAGATGTAATAATAAATAAAACAGCTCCTAATACAGGTACCCTTACTGGTTTTGGAAATGAAAATCCTTTTAAAAGATTGCAAGATTTTAATCAAATGTTTGTTGATAATCCTGAACTAGCATTTGCATATCATCGTAATTATAATCCTAGTGAATGGACAATGGATAGAATGAAAGGTATAGCAAAAGATTATTTAAGAGATTATAAAGGTTTATCTAGAAGAGATACTAGAAGACAACTTAGAGATTGGGAAAATGAACTAAAAGGTAGTGTTACAGTAAAAGTAGGACCTAGCAAACCTCTTGGAAAATCGGTAGATGATGTAGTTCTTACTGATGATATTATTAGAGCATCTAGAGAATCTGAGGATCTTAATTATGGACCAAATTTTGAACAATTATATAAAACACCAAGAGCAAATCAAAGGATATTGTCTAAAGCTGATAGAATGGTAGAGTGGCGTGGTTTAGATAATCTTCCCCATAGAAGATTATTAAGAGGAAATGAGGCAGATGATTTTATGAAATATCTATCTGAAAATAAATTATACACAGGAACGAGTATTTCAAATACAGGTATATTAAATGAAGAAGATAGAAAAGAATTTAAAGCAGGTGGACAATTACAACAATTTGCACCAGGTGGATTTTTAACTACAGATGAAACAACAAAATATCCTCCTCTTCAATCTGATGTAGATATTTTAAATAAAGCAAGAAAAGAACTTTTAGATTGGTATACAGCACGTGTAAACCATTCTGATCCAAGAATTAGCAATGAAGCTAAACAAGTATTAGAAAATTTTAGTAAACTTCCATCTGATGTTTCTAAAGGTATTGAGTATAAAGGAGTTCATTATTTAATTCCACAAGGTCTTTTAGGACAATACATGCCTTATGATGAAACAATAGAAATAGCTAACCCATATCTTTCAATAGAAGAACAATTAAAAAAACCAGGATTTGGCTATATAAATAAAAATCCAGAATTAAGAGATCGTTATATAAAAGCTCATCAGCTTTCAAGAACAGAAGAACCTATAAAACATGAGGGCAAACATAGAGATCTTCATAAAACTGTTGAACCAATTCTAGATCAATATAGTGATCAAATATATTCTGGATTTGCTGGACCTGAAGTTTATGCACAACATCTTTATGAAAGAATTGGTAAACCAGATTTATCAAAAGAAGCTGCTGGTAAATGGGCTCAAGCTAATTTTGATAGAGATGCTGGTTATGCTTATGATTGGATGACTGGAACAGGATTTCCTAATTTTAGAGTGAATAAAAAAGGAAATGTAAAAAATATGAAAAATTCAGAACTTTACAGAGCCTTGATGGAACTTAGAACAGAATACGGAATTGATCCTGCAGCAAACACTACATCCGAAGATTTTAAAAATATTTACGAAAAAGCTAAAAAATCTTATGAGGAAGCTATTCAAAATAAAGATTCAGAGAAGAGATTAAGATATGAACATTTTCTTGATTTATTTAATATTCATGGAAATGATTTTGAGAAATTAAACAATTTAAATAATTTATTAGTAGGAGTGGAGGGTTCTTCTTTACCTATTGCAAATAAAGGGTTTAATGTTAAAAATACTGGACAAACTAATTGGCTAGAAAACTACAACTAACTAATATGAAGAAAGAATTTTTAAAAATGGCTGGTGTAGAAAATGAAAAAGATTTCTACAAATTGTTTCCAACAGAACAAGCATTCTTTGGCATGTTTCCTGAAGCTAAAAAACTAGTACAAAAAAGGTATGGTGGTTTAGTAAAAGCAGTTGGTGGGTTTAATGTTACAAGTGAAAGTACAAGACCAGCTGCAACATGTGGCAAAGGAGGTTGTAACAATCCAGATAATTTTGTTGATAATAGGATGATGAATATTATTAACAAACAAAAAGAAGCAAAACCTACAACTCCTTGGCAAAATATAACATCAAAAGTAGGACTTGAGAATGAGAATGAGATGTTAAAAAAAGAATGGGAGCAAACAAGTAAAAATTATCCTGGTTTAACATATGATGAATTTTTTGCTGCTAATCAACTAGAAAGAAATAATAGATTAAATCAATCTCAATACAATAACTATTTTGATGAACAAGGTAATCCAATAGAAGGGAAAGATCCTCGTGCATATTCTTCACAACCTTATATTCCTTGGGTGAGATCTACGTTTAATAATCCCACTCCAAGTCGTGAAACTATAATGAGATATTTTCAAGACTACAAACTAAATAAAAATGATATAGAAAATTTAGTTAATGAAAGATATACTCCTAAAAATCAAATTGCACCTTCATATTTTAGAGCAGGTGGTGCATTAACTCAATTTCAACCAGGTGGTAGTAACGCTTCGCTTCCTGGTTATCTTCAAGTTAGAGATAAACAATATGGTAGTCAAGGGGATATAGTAAACAGAGGAATGAGTGTTGGAACAAAAGCTGCAATTCAACCACAAATTAAAGAGGAACAAGTTGTTAAACAAATAATGAAAAAAACAGGAGCAAGTAGGCCTGTTGCTCAACAAATACGTCAACAACAAACACAGAAAAAATCAAATGTAACAGTTGGTCAAGATAATAGAACAGATTATGAAAGAAAGGTTGCGCAGCAAAAAGTAGATGATGTTAATAAATATAGAACAGAAGTACTAGGTATTCCTGAAGGAACTACACAAAGAGATTTAGATGAAGCAAATAAGTATAAAGAAAGATTAGGTAGAATATTAAATGTTGGTTTAACAGCAGCACCTTTGTTAGAAGGTGCACTTTCTTTAGGAGCTAGAGCAATACCAATGGCAGGTAGAACTGCTAGTAGACTTGTAGCACCAACTTCTACATCAACAAGACAAGCTACAATACAATCATTTAATCCTAAAACTAAAATGTATGAAACTAGACTTGTTGATATACCAGAACAGATTATACCAGGAAGATCGTTTGAAGATGTGCAACATAAAATACCAAGTTTATTAAAGGATTTAAAAATTGGTCCTGTAGAACATTGGTTTAGAAAAAATTTTAAAGGAATTGGTAAATCAATTCCTACGAATAATGACCAAGGATTAGTTATAGATCCAACAGGTAAGATATGGGATAAAAATACAAGATATTGGTTAAATAGACTATATGGACATACTCCAGATCCTTTAGAGCTTATTAAACCTTATCAAGGTCAATATAGTAGAAATTTTGGAACTTTAATTTCTGAAAGTCCTAAACCTAATCTGACATCGGGTAGTTTTAATTTTGTAGGTAAAAGTGGGATTCAAGGTCAACCTTTACAATCTGGATTATTAAATACAAGGGATCTTGGACAAATGATTCGTAACCCAAAACAATATTTTACTAAACCTGGAGGACCTCAAAAATTTGAAGTAAACTTTGATGAAATTTCTAGAATGAATAGAGGTGAAATAGATCCTTTTGGTGAAACAGGAAGATTTTTTACTTTTGGTGAAACACCATCTAGAGTTATTGATTGGGGTAAAGTTGGAGAAACAGCACTTCAATTAGGACTTGGTACAGGATCAGTAGCTTCAGGAGCATATTTAGGAAGTCAAAGAAATAAAAAACAAGATGGTGGTTTAGTAAAAGCACAAGATGGTGCAGAATATACAGGTTCAAGTATTGTAGACTATTTAGCAACAAAAGGGTATCAAGGATCTAAACCATTTAGAGGACAACTTGCTAAAGAATATGGTGTTGAAGGGTATGATTATTCGGCAGCAAAAAACTTAGAGCTTCTTGAAAAACTTAGACAAAATCAAGATATTCTTTTAGCTCATCAACAATCATTTACTCCAGTTAGTGTTGAAACAATTGAGCAATTGCATGCAAAAAATAAAGCAGGATTAGATAGACATTCATCTCTTCCTGGAAAAGAAGAAGCTAGAAGTAATTATAATGCTGATAAACTAAATGCTCTTTTAGATATTGCTACTATGGACATTAATAAAGGAATGGGGACAATGCCTCAGTTTGGTTTTAATAATGCTTCTCAATATGCAGCAATGAATAAAAAACCAAGTGTCTCTACTGAAGAATACTCATCTGATCCTACTACTGAAGATTACACTGCAGATCCTGGTGGTTATTATAAAACCATACAAGAAGGTGAAGAAGCTTTTGTTCTTCCTGAAGTGGTAGTTACATCACCTGTAACTAAAAAACAAATTCAAGAAATTAAAGCTAAAAAAGGAGCAATGGATCAGTTTAATAAATATTTAGATTATTCTAGAAGTTTGCTTCAAATTCCATTTAGACCTGGTCAACAACCTATTTCACAAAGAAAAGAAGAATATACTGAGTTTGATGTATTACCTGAAGAAGGTTTACCTAATAAACAAAATCAAAAAAACAACTTAGGTTTTTTTGATTATTTAAATCTTGGTACTAAAGCTGCTGGACTTTTTTTGGGTGAATTTTTAGATCCTACTAAAAACATAGAAAGAATAAGCAGCGGTGTTAATGATATATTTCAACTCGGTCAAAATTATTTTGCAAGAAAAAATGCACTTAAAGAAGGTGATGATCTTAATAAATCAAAGTCAACAATTTCAATTCCAAAAGTAGAAAAACCAGTTGTTAGTCAATCACCATTAGTACTTGAAAGTACACCATATGCAGAAGGTAGTGCAATAGAAATGTATGATAAAAATGAAGCGTATGATAAAAAGAATAAAAGATATATTACAAAACCATTATGGCTTGATCTAAGCAGTTCTAGTTTAAGATTAGGAGCAAGAAATAGAGGTAGTAGATTAGGTGATATTAAAACGGAAGGTTTTGTTATAACACCATTTGCAAAAGAATATGGAATGGGTGAGGGGTATACTGATAATAATGGTACAAATACAATTAGAAGATACAGCGATAATGAAATAGCAGATGATAAAATATACGGGGGAATTGATGCTGAAGGTAAATTCTATTTAGATTATGGTAAAAATTTGAAAGGAAAGAATTTAGAAATGGCTGATTTTAGATCTGCGGAAATTACTGGAATTGCAAAAGAAAAGAATGGAAAATACATGTATAGTGATGCTACATCTAATTATGAGGTAGCAAGAACAGCAATGGCTTTTGATGAAAACGGTAATCCAACAGTTAATTTAAATATTTTAATTCCTAAAAAACAAATTGATAAAGGTCATGAATCATTTGGAGCTGTTGGAGGTGGTAGGTATATTTTAGCTACACCTGATTTAAAGAAAAAAGTACTAGTTGCAGGTTCTTTAAAAAATATTGATGACTATGTTGAACAGTTTAAAAAAGCAACAGGTCTATCAGTAATTAAATTAATTCCACTTGATAATGGTACATTTGCTAGAGGTTTGTTTACAAAAGATGGCGTTATAACAAATAAAGATCAAAATAGATATGATAATTTTAATCATACAGGTGGAGCTGCTTTTTATTTAAAACAAAAAAGACATGGAGGATCTGTTCTTTCTAAAATGCAAGGAGGAGGAACACCACCTAATTGTGATCCTGGTTATATGCCTGATCCAAATGATCCTACAAAGTGTATTCAAGATCCTAATATTTTTGCTATGTTTAAACCACCATCTATGGATGATGAGACATTTGGTGATCCATTTTCTACAACTTCAACTACAACTACATGGGTTCAGTGGTATAATCAAAATTTAGCAAACTCTGTTATTGATCCTCCAAGTGGAAAAAGTATTATGGATATGAAATGGGAGGGTGATCCTACATACGATCCTTCTAAGGAAACAGATATGTATGGTAATGTAATAACTAGTACCACTACAAAAGCTCCTAGATATCTTTTTGGTAAGTTTGGAGAATGGATGGATAAAAAAGGCGCAGCTGCTTTTACTCAAGTAGCTAAAGGTTTAAATACAGGATTTGCTCTTGGTAATAGACTTGCTGCTGAAAAACAACATAGAGATTTTCAAAAAAGTTATGAAAAGAATTTAAGAAATAAAATATTTACACAACCTGTAATGCCTTCTGTATCAGGATCTAGAGGAGACTATACACAAACTGGAGCATTTAGACCTAATGAGTATACAGTAAATAAAGGAATGTACACATCTAATATGCCAGGTGCAATAGTAGGTACACAACAGTTTGCTCAATTTGGTGGAGGTATTATTGGTGAGCAACTAGTAGTTCCAGAAACTGAATTTTCTCCTATAGTTACTCCTGAAGTTGTTGTTGAAACACCTGCTTCTTCTGTTCAACCACAAACTACAAATACAACAACAACTCCACCATCATCATCTTCGTCTAAACCAAAAAAATATAATTTTGCTGGTGTAAATCCTGTGATAGAACAAACATGGGATGAAATTCTTAAACAATATGCAGGTGTAAGAATGTCTGGTATATGGGGTGATAAAAAACATAGACAAAGAGAAAGTGATCATAATACAGGTAATGCTCTTGATATTGGTATAGTTAACATTGATCAAGGTAATAAGATTGCTGAACAGATTATTAGTCAAGCAAAAGAAAAAAGAGTAAAATATGTTATATTTAATAGAAGAGTATGGAATCCACAAGAAGGTTGGCATAAATATATACCCACTAAAGCTAATGGCAATAATCCACATACCACTCATGTTCATATAAGTTTCTTTCCCTATGAAGGAAAAAAGAATGATAAAAAAACTGGAGAAAGTATAGCTTTAACACATAACAATCCTGGTAACATTCACTTTGGTAAGTTTACAAGTCAATGGGGAGCTGAAAAAGGAGCGTATGATAACAAAGGACATGTAGCTAAATTTAAATCTTTAGATGAAGGATGGGATGCACACAAAAAACTTTTGTCGGGACCAGATTATAGTGATTTTACTATAGAACAGGCTAGGAATAAATGGGTTACTGGTGATCCTAATAAAATTACTGATTCTTCTAAATTTATTTTAAAAGAATTAGGAGTTGGTGCTAATTTAAAGATTAGAGATTTAACTCAAGATCAATTTAATAAACTTGCTTCTTTATTTGTAAAATATGAAGATAATATCTTATATAAAAAAATGAAAGATCTTAAAAAATATTTTGAATTAGGAGGAGAAGTGAGTTATAATGAAGGTGAAGAATATGATTTAACAGAAGATCAAATAAGACAAATTCTTGAAAACGGTGGTGACATAGAGTATATTTAAAATATATTAAAACAAACAATATGAAAGTTAGAATTACAAGAGCTCCTCAAAAGATGGTTTATGGTGGACAAAAGAAACACTCACTTGATATAGTGAGAACAACGATTGATGATTATGATCCTGATTACAATGATGTTGAAAGAAAAAACACTCGTAGTGCTGATCCTAGAGAGGATTCAAATGTAGAAGTTGAAGGAGGTGAAGAAATTAAATATACAACTGGTCCATTACAAAAAGCAGTGGGTCCTAATCATAATCCCGATCCTAATAAAGAAGGTGGTGTTCCTATGAATCTACCTGATAACTCATTTGTTTATTCTAAAAGAAAAGGAAAAATGGGAGTGAAAGGTAGTGTTCTATCTCAATTTGGTAAATCAGAAAAAGATAAAAAAACTTATTCTTTTGCAGAATTAGCTGGTCAATATAGACCAAATAAATATTATGATATTCTTCAAAATGATAAAGCAGATCCTTTACAAAAAGCAACAGCAGCAGCAATGATACAAAAATATGATGATAAGCTTGCTAGTCTAGCTATATTACAAGAATCTAAAAAAGGTTTTCCACAGGGGATTCCAGAAATTGCTAAAGAAAAATTTGCTAAAATGCAACAATATATGCAACAATCTCAACAACAACAAATGGAGCAGCAACCTCAAGATCAAATGATGCAACAACCACCTATGATGGGTCAACAACCTATGGCTATGTATGGATATAACACTATGAACTATGGAGGATTTGTTCCTGACTATAGTAGTATAGGTGATATGTATAGATATCAAGCTGGTGGATCATCTCGTAGTCAAGATAAGAAGATAGCTCAATACATTTCTGTTTATGCTCAACTAACAAAAAAGTCTGAGGAAGAAATATATCAAGCACTTCAATCGCTTGGTCGTGCACAACAACAAGAAGCATTGCAAAACATTATGCAAACTGTTGAAGACGTTATTTCTCAACAACAAGGTGGTGGTGGTGGAGATCAGCAAATGATGCAGCAACAAGATACATCGGGATACTATAGTGCTCCAGGTGGAGAACCAGATTATGCTATGCAACAAGCTCAAGAAGAACAACCTACAGAAGAAGAAGAAACTCAACAAATGAGAAGAGGAGGTTCTTATAGTGGTACATATTATCAAGGAACATATTTTGCTAATGGAGGATCATTTGTTCCTACATATGGAGATAGTTCTTATAATGATCAGTTTGGTGGTGAGATATATGACTATGATAACTACATGCTACCAAAAGCTCAAGGTGGATTACAATCTCCAAATAAAGTGTCAAAAAAAGATTTTGAAGCTAAAGTTGCTAGTGGAGAATATCAACGTATACAAGGAACTAATAAAGCAAGAAAAGGAAATACAGTTATTGAGGTAGCTGGTACATACAAACCAGGTACACCAGGATATACTAAAAAAGGATCACCTGGTAAATCAGTTGAAGTTAGAGGAGCTGTTTCTGGTGGTAAACCTGGTAAAGCTTGGGAAGATTGGATTAAAGCACAATTAGCAAAAGGTGTTACAATAGAAGAACTTGCTAAAAAGGGTCATGGTACTGTTAGTGGTTTACAAAAATATAAATCATATTATAAACCTATACAACAAGCAACACCAGATGAAGTAGTTCCTGAAACAAAAGGTACGTGTCTTGATGAAAAAGGTAATCCTGATCCTACATTAGAGTATAATGAAAAAACAGGAAAGTGTGAAAGAAAAAAAGAAATTCAAGAATATATAACATATGAAGAAGGTGAAGAAGGACCTAAAGCAGGTGATGTAACTGGTGGTAATTTTGGTGGTGGTTATTATGGAATTCCTTTTCAAAACACATTAGGAATAATGGCAGCTGCTGCTTATCCTCCTCTCTATCTTCGTCCTTTTTACGATGAGCCTCAAGGAGTTATACCTAGACCTACATTTTATGATCCTGAAAGAGAACTTGCTTCAGCACAAGAAACTGCTAGAGGATTAGAACAAATGGCTGGTATGATCAATCCTCAAGCTGCTGGAGCTATGGCTAACTATATACAAGCAAATGCTGCTAAAACATCAGCTGACACTATAGGAAGATATCAAAATCTTAATGTTGGTGTGGCTAATCAGTATTCTCCATTGCAAGCTCAAGTATATAATTCTCTTGCTGCTCAAAAACGTGAAACAAGAAATAAAAGATATACGGGTGAAACTGTTGCTGCACAACAATATCAAAATGCTATGCGTAAATATGGTACTGATTTTGCAGAAACGCTTGGTGAAGGTATTGAAGCAGGTATTAAAAAAGGACAACTTTATGATACATCTAAATATTATACATCAGATCCTTTTGGTAGACTTAGACTTAAACCAGGTGTTAATGCAGCTGATGCTATTATGGGTTCAACAGCCTCTGGTTCAAACATGTCTTCTGAATTTTTAAAAGACTACGATAAATACAAAGGCACAATGGATAAAGATGCTCTTAATCAATATCTTAAAATAAAATATGGACCATCTTCAAGACGTGGATCTTCTTCAGATGATGATGTAGCATTTAACTTTGGAGCTAGCGCATATCCATTTATGTCATAAACCTTAGAAGTTTAGTTTTAAACTTAGAAAATTTTATAGTATATTTATAATGTAACAGTATGGCAACTTATATTCCCAATATTACAGACGTTTTTCCTGAACCTTATATATACAAACCTGATTTAGCATTTTATGATAAAATGCTTCAAAGGAAAACTGCATTGTATGAGGAAGGTATTTCTAAAGCTAGAAGTGCTTGGGAATCAGTACTTAATGCTCCTCTTTCTAATAAGTACAATATACAAATAAGAGATGAGTATATTAAACAAGCTAGAGCAAATCTTCAAAAAATGGCTGGGTTTGATTTTGCTCAACCTCAAAATGTAGCTGCTGCTCGTGGAATATTTGCTCCTTTTTGGGAAGATAATTTTATTGTAAAAGATGCACAACTTACCAAAGCTTATCAAAATGAATTTCAAACTCTTGAAAGTTGGAAAAATAGTGATGACCCTAAGATAAGAGAACAATATAGTGGTGTTGTAGCTAAAGATCTTCAGAACGGTTTAGATGTTTTGATTAATGCTAATAGAACAGATGATGATTTTTCAAAAGTACAAAAGCGTAAAGCTATTCCTTTTACTAATATTGAAAAATATTTAAATGAAGTTGCTGGTAAAGATGGTTTAAAAATAGTTTGGGATGAGACAAGTGCTGATGGTGCATATTTAATTAGTACAGAAAATGGAGAGAGATCTAAAAAACATTTTGCTACATGGGCTGAGTCAATGATAGGTAATAATTTCTATGAGCAATTTAGTGTAACAGGTAGAGTGGAAAAAGAAGAAAGATACAAACAATACAAAAATCAATTTCCTAATCTAACAGATGCTCAGATTTACGAAAAAATGGCTGATGATGTAGTAGGTGAGTTTGATAAAGGATATCAAAAAAGAAAAAATAATGTAGCTGTAGAAATTGCTAGAATTAATGGGTTATTAAACGCTCTTCCAAAAAATCTCACTCCTGAATATCAACAAGCTGCGTTACAATATCAAAAACAAAAAGCTGAGTTATTAGGAAAATCAAATGCTATAGATAAAGAATACGAAATTAATTTTCCTAAAAATTATCAAGCCCAACTTAAAAACAATATTATTTTAAATCCTGAAGGTTTCTTTGGTAAACTTGCTAAACAACGTCTTGTAGATAATTGGTCTACAGGTGTGTCTTCATTAGAATCTAGAAAGATTAAGCCTAATGAAACATATTTTAAAGCACAAGAAGCCCAACTTAATCAAAGAAAATTTGATTTAGATGTTTTAAATTATGAGTTAAATAAACAAGAAGCAGAGTGGAAACGTGACCAGGATTTGTGGGAAAGAGCTAATCCTAATAAAAAAACTGATGGATCTGGTGGATCTGGTGGATCTTCAGGTGTAACTACAAATGCATTAGGTCAGTTAGTAGACAAAAAAGGAAATGTTTTAACTGAACCTATAAAAGGAATTGAAACAGTAACTGGTGGTAGATATCTTGGACTAGGTACAACTAATGTTATTGAACAAGGAACTGCTGCTGAAATATTTGATAGACGTCAAAAAGAACTTTTTTATAGTTCATATAATCTTGCATTTAGTCCTGATGGTTTATTATATTTTGCAAAGAATGGTTTAGGATTAACTGATGCTGAAGTAGCAAGTATTTCATCAGCTTTTGATAATGAATTAAGAGGTGGTCTGTTTAATCCAGGAGCTCCTGATTATAAATTTACACCTGAGCAAGCTGCTGCTTCAAAAAAATTAGAAAAGTTACTTATTGAAAATAAATATGTTAAAGAAGCTGGTATAACAAAACTTACAGGACCAGGAACAATGCGTAATGCTTTAATTGCATATACGCAGGGTTATTTAAAAGATAGAATGGATGAGGCTAAAAATCATATTGGTGCAGATGGAAAACCTCAACCATTAGATTTTATGTTAACAGCTCAAGAACAAAAAGCATTAATTAATTATAACGTTGCTAAAACAAACCTAGAAGTTTATTTGGCTAATGAAGAAAATAGAAAACAAATATTAGATAAATATGCAAAAACAAATCCAGCAGAAGCAAATAAATATTTTACTAAAAAAAATGATGGTACATATGAGTTACTAACTTCTGAAAAACTTGCACAAATATCTGAAGTTAAAGCATTTAAAGATTTTACGTTTACTACTTATGCTGGTGTTCCAATTATAGGTGCAAATTTACCAATTCAGGTACCAAATATGTTTAATATTAAACTTAAACCTGAAGCAATAGCTCAAGCTATTTTTAATAATAAATTTAGTTATAAAATTATTGGTGGTTATAAAACACCTGTATCTACAGATCCAACAGCTTTAAAGTCTATTCAAATTGAAATGAATGGAGAAACTCTTTATGCACAGGAAAAAGATCTTTTAAAACTTAAACAGACAATAGATAACTTTACTGATAAATTTGGAGAACCTTGGGATTTTAGAAAAAACTATAACAAAGTATATAATTCAGTAGTTCCCAGTTTACAATTTTTTTCAAGTCAAACAGGTAAAGTGGGGACTAACTTTAGTTATTTATTTGATCCAGAAAAAAGTACAAGAGATGGTGATAAAGCATTTGCTCTTTTTCAAGAAGTGTTAGAACCTGCAAATGCCGAAGTTTATATAGAAGAAAGTAATGGAACAATAAGAGAAGCTACTATTCCTGAAATGGCTGCAATAAGAAAACTGCAACAAAATGAAAAACAAACAGAACAGTATTTTGGAGGTTTTAAATACAATACAGCAGGTGGTGGATTAATAGCAGGAAGAGCAAATATATCTGTAGATTTTGGAGCTATTACTGATGGTTCAAAAATTGTTTTAGGAACTGAAAAATTAACAGATTTGGCTGGCAAAAAATTTGTATTTGCAATTAATGAAGGAAGTCCTAGTTTAGGTCCGAACTTACGTGATATGCCTAAGAATTCTGGATATTATATTTATCAAACATTATTAAGAGGAAAGCAATTTAAATCTGATGATATGATGAATGCAACAGGTTTTAATTTTACATTAACTCCTGATAGAGATGGATCTACACCTCAATCTATGCCTAGTACAGTGAGGCTTAATTTAAAATATAATGTTCGTATAAACGAAATAGATCCTAAAACAAATGAAATGAGAACAAGACTTGAAGAAAGACAAATTACTGATAGAATATTTAGTCTTCAAGAAAAAACTCCTGATGAAATTGTTTTTGAAATACAAAAGATTTACTATGATAATTTAAAAGCTAATTTTGATCTACAACAAAAGTATGAAGAGTATTTAAAAAATAGAAAAAATACTCAAAATACTGGAGGAGGGTCGCCTTCAATAATTAGTAGAGATTTGTTTTTTAATCAAAATGGAATTAATTTAAAATAAATAAAATTAATATAAAGATATGGATTTTGGTACTGGTATAATTCCTGAACAACTACAAGGTGCATATTTAAGTGAGCCTGAACTTCCACTTCCAGATAGAGGTCCAGATATGTTGGATCTTATTAATACTAGTATTAACGATGGTTTTGGATATCAACCACCAGCTCAACTTGATCCAGTAGAAAAAGGTTTGCAATCATTTGAAAATAAAGCACCTTCAGGCACAGCTATGGCTGCTCCTGTATTTTTTGATTGGGATAGATCTCAAGTAGAGAGATATACTAGTAATACACGTGACTTTGCCCAACTTGGTTATAATCCATATCTTGGTCCTCAAAATGAATTTGCATATGCTAAACGTCAAACATGGGGTGATGTATGGGGTAATGGATTAACAGGAATGTTTAAACTTGCTGGGAATACATTTGTTGAAGGATGGAAAGGATGGGGTAATCTAATTGATGCTATATGGAGTACAAATTGGGATGAAGCTAAAACAGATTTAATAGGTTCACCTGAAGATTTATTAGAGCAAGATAGAGCTACTAAAGAAATAATGAATAAATATGCCATTTATAATTTACCTGAATATGAAGAAGGCATATTTAATAGGAAGTTTTTTGGTGACATGCTTCAGCAATCAGGATTTGCTCTTGGAACTATAGGTCAATTTCTTTCTGAAGAACTTTTAACTTTAGGTTTATCTACAGAATTTTCAGTAGCTAAACTTGGTTTAAGTGCTCCTAAGTGGGCAGGTAGAATAGTTACCAAAGCTGATATTGCCAAAGATATGGTAAAATTAGGTACGCCTATTTGGAAGTCAAATAGTATTCCTGAGTTTCTTGTAACAGGAGCTCGTAAAATAATACCATTTGTTGATACAGGATATGCACTAGCTAAGTATGGTAAAGCAGGAGCTGGAGCTTTGCAACTAGGTGCTATTGGATTAGGTGGGGTGAGACGTTTCTTATCAGAAGCTAATATGGCAATGACAGAAGCTAGAATGGAAGCAGCTGGTACATATGGTGATCTTTATACTAAACTATACGATGAAGAGTTATTTAAAACAGGTGAAGCTCCTACACCTGATAAATTAACTGCTATAGAACAAATAGCTAAAGATGCAGCATTTGATAACTTTCAAGTAAATAGTGGTATTTTAATGCTTGCTAATAGACTTCAATTTGATAACTTATTTACCAAGTTTTCTTTTGGTAGAAAAGTGTTAGGTGAAGGAACTTCTGAGTTTGCTGAAGATGTTTTAAAAGTTTCTGGTAAAGCAGCTGCAAAAGAAGGTGTTGGTAAATCATTAACTAAAGTGTATGAAAAAGGTACATTAGGAACTTTAGGTTTGTTTTCTGAAATTTCTAAAGATTTTGGTGTTAAAAAAGCAGCTTGGGAAGCAACTAAGTCTGTAGGTAGAAATGTATTTAAATGGGAAGCAAGTGAAGGTATTCAAGAACTTTTTCAAGAAACATCAAATAAAGCTTTACAAGATTATTATTATGATTTGTATCATGGAGCAAAAGGTTCTGAATTAACTGACTACATAAGTAAAGCTGCTAAAGAACAGTATAGTACACAAGGCTTAAAGACATTCTTAATGGGTGCTTTAACAGGTAGATTGTTATCACCTATTAATTTTGCTGTTGGTAAAGCAAAAGAAAAAATAGGCAGTGATCCACTACAAGTAAAAGAAAGAAAAAAACAACTTACAGAAAGTATTCAAGCCCTTAATGCTTTTTATGAAAATCCTAATAAGTATCTACCTGAGCATATAGCTAATGTCAAAGTGCAGAACAAAACTGCACAAAATATGCAAGAGGCTATTGCTAATAGAGATGCATATGTTTTTCATAATAATAAAGATTCAGCATTTGCTAAAATGATATCTGCTGCTATTAAGACAGATATGATTGATGGTGTTATTGAAACAATTCGTGCCTACGGGGATGCTTTTAATGATAATGAATTTAAAGAAGCTTTTGGATTTGATAAGACAGAAGAAAACGTAGCTTCAACTAAAGAATTCTTTAATAAGATTGCTGATAATGTTATTGATTTTCATAAAACATGGAGAGATTTAAAAAATCGTTTTGGTGATTTAGTTATTCCTGAACTTTATAAAGAAGGTACACCTGAGAGAAAAACAGCATTAAGAGCTAAACGAGCTTTGGATGATGCTATTGAAGTGCTTGCCACAGTTGATTACAAAGCTAGAAAAGCTACAATGCGCGCTGGAGAATTGCAAGTTAAAATGGCTGGTGTTCCTGTATTAGGATCTACAGCAGCTATAGCATTTAGAAATATTGGCGCTACTAAAAATACAGAGGCAGAAATAGATCTTCTAAAAATGGAGATTAAAAATTTAGAGTCTCAAGAAACAAAAGACAATGCAACAAAAGATTTAATAGAAGCAAAAAAAGAACAATTAGCTAGTTTAGAAGAATGGAAAGAAAACTATTCTCAGTTAGCTAACATGGAACGCGGAGATAAGTTAAAATCTGATAAAGCTAAAAAAGCTTTAGTTACATATTTAAATTCTAAAAATAAAGAATCTAAAATTGATATTGTAATTAAAGAAGATCAGTTGGATGAAATATATACTAATTTATTAGACTATATTGAATTAAATAAAGATAATAAAGAATATATTGATGCTTATAATAAATTGGCCAATCCAATTGAGTTTGCTAAAATGCAAGAAAGAATAACTGATGCAATTATAGCTGTTGAGAAAAAGAAATTAGAGGAGCATTTAAAAGAAATAGAAAAAAATGCTGGAGTTGAAGATGATACACCTAAAGCAGTAACAACAATTGTTACAAAAGACAAAGAAGGTAAAGAAGTAACATTTGAAATAAAAGAAGGTGAGAATTATATAACTGAATCAAGTCCTAAAAAACGTATATATAAAGGAAAAGTACCAGTAATACAATATGATCAAGATATAATTAAAATTGTATCTATTGATGATAGAGGTATTAGTTTTACATATAATGATGAAAAAGAAGTGATAATAATGTCAGTGGATGAGTTTTCACAAATAGGAAAACTTTATCCATTAAGTTCAATGACAGATCATGAACGTATATATTTTAAAAATAGAGATGTTGTATTTGATCTAAATGTATTTAAAAAGACTGGTAAACCACATTATACAAAAGGTAAATATGCTAACAAAGATTTTAGTTCTACAGGAATAAATGTTAAAGCTCGTTTAGAATTAATTAAAGAAAATGGAGAATATGTTTTAAAAATTGTTTATATAAACCCTGTAAGAAATGTTAAAGAATCTATTTATTATAATGCAGAATATCTAAAAAAATATGCTAGTAATAAAAAAGATGTTTTAGATATAACAGAAAGTGAAGATGAAGTTGTTAGTAGAAGAACAGAAACTAGAAGACAGTCGCAATTAAAAATGTTAAATGAAGCTCTTGAAGATGTTATGTCTAAGAGTGATAAATTGTTGGTAGATAGAAATAAAAATGAAGAAGAATATAATAAAATTAAAAAAGAATTAGAAGATTATATTGCTGAAATAGAATTAATTGAAGAAGAGTTTCAAAATAAACCTTATGTAAGAGGTAGAAAGTCTAAGGTGAGAATTGAACTTGAACAACGTAAAGAGGTATTGATAAATCTTGTTCAAAGTGCTGAGCGATTAATTGAGAATTTACAAATTCAAAGTCAAGAGTTACAAAAACAACAAGATGTACTAAATCAACTTTTAGAATATTATTTTGAAGGTATTGAAGAAATTGAACAATCTGGTCAACCATTTACAATGGTTGATGGTAAAATTTACACATCTGAACAAGAAAGATTAAATGAAGCTCAGCAACAAGAAATAATTAAACCATCAAGAGGTATTACTACAGATCAAATTAGTGGTATGCTTGATGAAACTGAACTTGAATTAGATTTAGTTAATGAAAGAATATCTATTCTTCAAAACATGATTGATTATTCTAATAAACTATTAGAAAGAATTAATCGTGTTACAGATTTATTTGATACGCTTGCAGGTATAAACGATAAAAAACAGCTTCTTAATCAGCTTGTTCTAATGAAAAGACAAGAGAAAGATGCTGATAATAAAAAAACAATTCAGAATATTATTAATTCATTAAATGATGGCGACTCTATGGAGTTGGCTTATATATTTGAATTAGTAGATAGAGTGGTTGATTCTAAAAAGGAACTTAAAGAGTTATTGGAACAAGCTAGATATCTTCAAGATAGATATGATAGACTCACTTTAGCCTATCAACAGAGAGGTGAAATTTCAGCTCTTGAAAAAAGAATTGGAATGCTTCAAGCTGTTCAAGAAGGAATTATTCTTGGTTATAATTTAATTCAACAAAAAGAAGGAATAATAAAACAAGAAGGAAATAAAATAATAACAAAACCAAATTCAGTTCCTGTAAAAGATGAAATGATTCAAGGAGTAGATGCTCTTTTTAGTACAGAACCTATTATAGATATTGCACCTGGTAGTGAAGAAGAAGCAGAAACATTTAAGCAAATGGAAGCATTTGCTCCTATATTAGATGAGAATGCTTTATTTAAAACAGCAGGTAGGCATTTTGCTGATAAAAATGATACACAAATTACATCACCACAAGAAGCTAGATTTTTTAAATTTAGTGAAACAGCTAAACTTAGTGATGAGAATGGGTCTGTGTTTTATTTAATGCCTGTTACAAAAGACTCAAAGGAGTTTCAAGAATTAAGATCTGAAGGATTTGAGGATGATATTAGACTAGTTGTTGTTAGAAGAGATGCAATGGGTAATTTTAAACCAGTTGGAATGGATGGGAACATACTTGAAAATCCCACTAAAGAGAACATGGTTTATACAGGAATGCATGGTAGTAAAGAGTTGTTAGGTGATGATGCTGATGCTACATATGAGTGGTTAAAAGATAACTTTGCTATATACGATAAGAAAACACAAAAGAATCGTGTAACAAAAGAACAAGCGTTAGCATTTGCAACTTATTTTAAACAAGTACGTAATGCTATTAAAGAAAAGGTAAAAGCTGGTGAAACAGTTGTATTACCTATTATTGATAAAAGTCCTGGTATATATAATAGAGAACCATTGGTAGGTGGTTATGATGAAGATGGTAATCCTACACCTCAACGTCCTCAAGAGCTTTCTTTAGAAGGTAGACTTATAGAAGACAATCCTGATTTTACAAATCTTAAACATCCTGATGGTAGACCTGTAAGAATTGTAATTAGTAAGAACGATACTAGGGTGAAAGCAGGTAGAGCCATGGTTGTTAGACCTGGTGAACCTCCTATTGTTGTTTACAATCGTAAGTTTACAGCAGAAGAACAAGAGAATGTAATTAATATATTAAAAAGACTTTCAGAATTATTCATTCAAAAGAATTCTGAATTAGGACTTAATGAAGAGCAACTTGCTGAGTTTCAAACAGCTTTAAGATATTTGCAAGGTGTTACATATTGGTCTCCTGTTCAAGAAGGTAAAAAACCAAGTCCTTTTCAACTATCTGTACAGAGTGGATTAAATATTGGCTCTACTAATATTTTATTTACAGCTGACTCTATAGAAAAAAATAGAGATAAAATATTAGAAGCTCTTCAATATCATAAAGTTAATAATACATTATTAAATGATAAGAACAAAACAGAGTCATTTTATGATGTTAAAGTGATAGATGGTAAGATAGTTAGAGGAAAACAATATGTTAACTATCAACATTATCTTTTAGCTGAAAGACCTGGTGGATCAGTGTTATACACTAATATTAAACCATACACATCTCCTTCAGAAAATAAAACTGAGGCTCAAAACTATCAACTTAAAAATGTTTATTTTAAATATGATGCTTCAGGATTTGTAGCAGAACCTGTACAAGCTGCTGGTGATCAACCCACTACAACACCAAAAAGCATTAAGCAATATTCTTTATATCAAAAAGAAGTAAGAGCAGATGATGGATCTATATTTTATAATATTGAAAACAACATTCCAAAAGAAGGTAAAGTTACATTTGTAACTAGACGTAGAAATGGAAATGAATTGTATTTACACACTGAATATAAAAATGGTAAATATGAAATATTTCAAGTTATAGATGAAAAAGGAGAAGATCTAACTAATGCAGATTTAAATGGTCAAAAAGTTAAAGACTTCTATCAAGGTGAATTTGATAAAAGATTTGAAGCTGTTAATAAATTTTCTCAAACTGTTGCGCAGGGAAAATCTATTCAGTTGGAAATGATAGATAGTTTTAAAGAAACATTTATTCGCATAGAAGAATACGCTAAACAAGGAGAAACAGTTAATGATGTTAAGGTGGCTCAAGTTCTTACAAGTCAATCTACTCCTGTAACACCAGTTTCTGTTTCTGATGCACAAACTAGAAAAAATAAAGCAATTGCATCTATAGAAAAAGTAACAGATGGATGGAGAGCTATTGCTGATGATCCAGGTGGAGCTTCTGCTGATGAATTAATTGGAGATACAAGAGAAGATGTTTTAAAGCAAATTGATGAGAAGTATAAAGATGAAATAGCTTCTACAGCTCCTGTCTTTAATGTAGAAGCTAAAAGAAAAGAAGTGAGAGCTGCTATACAAAAAGCAGGACAAGGAGAAGGTGGACAGTTCTTTGTAACTCTATCAGATGGTACTAGAGAGTCTGCGGTTAGAATATCTTTAAGTGGTAATGAGCTTGGTATAGGAAATAAAGGAGTAACAGTAGATTTATCAACTATTGTTAAGATAGAAAATCCTGATGGAAGTGTTGTCTATGATGTTACTAAAACGTCTGATATAGAAAGAAAACCAGGAATAACTGTTTTACCTAATGGAAACTTAAGAATAGTTGCTTATAGGACTGAAAAAGTTGGACCTACTTCTAAAAATCAATTTCAAAGAGGTAAAGGATTGTACTTATCTCTAGATAAACCTTATCCTGGAGAAGAAATATATACAGTTGAGATTGAGATATCTCCTGAAAATCTATTAGATAGAAAGTTTGGATATGGAAAAATTTCAGAAGATGAGTTTATTAATAAGAAAAATCAAGCAAGACCTTCTTTAGAAACACTACATGAGTTTAAACAAAACCTTGGCATTAAAGCTGAAATAGGTTCTATAGATGGGGCTTTACAAAACGAGTTTGTTTTGTTTGATCAAGATTTGATTAATAAAGCGTTAGCATCTAAACAACCAATTAGTTTAAAATCTACAGCTGCACCTGTTGTTGGTAAAACACTAGCAGCTAGTGGTATTACATTTGATGATTTTGTAAATCAGAAATATAAAGACTACGTTAGTGAAGCTAGGTCTCAAGGTGCTACACCTTTGTCAAAAGAAGAATACACTACCAAATATAATAAACAATTAAACTTAGAATATAAAAGTAAGGTACAAGTATCAGCTCAAACTTCAGCTCAAAATCTTTTGGATATGGCTAAACAAGCTAAGCCAAAAGATGATTATGATGCTAATGCAAGGGTGGGTGAAATAACAGCTGCTACTAAAACAGAAGATATTGCTAAGTTTAAAGAGTGGCTTAGTAAGGTGCTTCCTCAAATTCCATTAGATATATTAGATGAATTAGTAGATGGTAAATACATGGGTCAATTCGTTAATGGAATGATTCGCATGTATAAGTTTGCTGAAGAAGGTACAGGTTTCCACGAAGCTTTTGAAGCTGTATGGAATGCATATCTATCTCCTGAAAAACAACAAGCTCTTATAGATGAATATAAGAAAAGAAAAGATTACAAGTCACAACCTTCTTATCTGTGGGCTGTAGCAAACTACAAAACTCAAGATGAAAAAAGACTTATAAAAGAAGCTCTTGCTGAAGAGTTTAGAGAATACATGCTTAAAGAAGGTACAGAAGTAAAAGCAGAATCTCCTAAACGAAACACATTTTTTAGAAGACTCTGGAATTGGCTTAAAAAGATTCTTGGATTAACCAAAGAAAAGGTGGCTGAGATAGAAGATGAAACTACAAAACTATTTGGTCAAATTGCTAAGGGTGAATTTAAAGATGCTACACCACTACAAAACTTTGATCCTTCTGTTAAACACAATCGCGCTTCTGTAAGTGGAACCTCTGTAGAGTTTACACAGCAACTTATGGAAGGCTTGACAGCTATATTCTTTAGTAAACTTAATAATGAATCATATAAAGCTAAGGGATATACTATTGAAAAAATGTTTGATGAAGACAATAACATTTTTGAAGATTTGTTTAAAGCTAGCTGGTCTACAATATTTAACAGGTTTATGCCAGGGTTAAATGATGTAATGCAAAGAGATGAATTTAAATATGCATCTCCTGAAGTACAAACTGAATTTATAAATCAATATAGAGAATATAGAATAGCTGAAGATCAAAAAATTGCAAGCAATCTTTATTTTCAAAAAGAACGTGTTTTAAATAGCGAAATATATAATACAGAAGTTAAAGAGCAATTTAAAAATTACCTTTCTCAGTTTGGCTTGAAATTTAAACAAGTTGAAGATGTTAAGAAATCTGAAGAAGATATTGCTGAAATAGAAGCAAAAGAAGAAAATGCTAATACACTAGGGATTAGAGATGTTATATATGTAGATCCTACTAGTTTAACTAACCCCACTGTAAGACTTCTTATTCTTTCTCTTCCAGATAATAAAACGGATGAATCAGGAAAAGTTAGTGATGTAAGAAATAAGTTAAATCTTCCTTCTCTTGTTTCTTATAAACGTAAAATGAATATTCTTCTTAACGAACTTTCTGACGTTGTACCAATGATGAGAAAGCAAGAAGATGGTACGTTTAAAAAGACTAGTGCATTAGAAGAAATGTTTAATAAGCTTGATAAGAAGTTTAAAGATCCCATTTATAAATTTAGATATAAGGATGGATATCAGTGGATTGAGAACTTAAAATCAAGACTTAAATATGATACATTAAAAAATGGTGGTATTGTTTCTGATGATGATGTTCGTCTTCTTGTAGCGTTTGAAACTTCTTTTACAAGAAACAGAAATAATCCTCTTAAAATTATTGTAGGTGCTGATGGTAAAATACGTCACGTTAATGCTGTAAGCGTTAATACAAAAGAAAAGATACGTGAAGAGTGGAGAAATGGTATTAAAGAGAAGGCATACAAAGTAGATATTTCAAAACTTGATACAGGTGGAATAGTTTATATTAGTCCTGCTAATACAATTGAAATAAACTTAAGTAGTCCAAGACTTACATATATTTTAGGTGCTTCTGATGTAAAAGGACATTTAGGTGCGTTTAATGCATTAGGTATTAGTCTATCTACTAAACCAGAAAATCTTTCTGAGACTAATAAGAATATAATTAAGAATGCATATAATAGTTTAAAATATGTATTAGAAGATGCTGTTAAAAATAATAAAACTATTAAATATGATTCTTTATTTGGAACTGATTTAATAGGTGGTCCTTTAAATGCTCTTCTTGAATTAGAACTAAACTTCCGTTCAGAAGATACATTGCTTTCTCACCAAACTGCTGATGGTAAAACTCAGTATGCTATTACACTTCCTTCTGAAATATCTTATGTATTGCATTCTCTTAATAGTGCAAATACTTTAGAAGAGTTTATTATGTCCAACCCACAATATGGTACAGTGGTTGGGGATATTATAAAGTTAAATCCATATAACTCTACGTCTGAAATACTTTCTCCTGGTGGTATTGTATTTGATGCTAAGGGAAGAAAAAGAGAAGGTGTTAAAATAGATTATGAGTATATATCAGGTATGGCTGCAGAACGTGAAAGCGATGGTGAGAACACTGATAAACTTAACTTTAATGATAAGATTATTCAAGAAATCTATCACATACTAAGAGGATCTTATTTCACTGTAATCAATTCAGATAAGTCTAGTGAGTTTGCAGTTAAAATGGGTCACTTTGTAAAAATGAGTGAGATATCTAATCTTGGTTTAATTGAAGATAAGTATATCAATGCTCTTAAAGCTGAGGTGATGCATGCTTTAAGATTTCATTTCTATCCTAATAATATTCAGAATCATCAAGATAGAATACTTGAGCTTGGACATTTTTCTAATATCCCTGGACTAGAGAAAGGATCAAACCTTCGTAATTATTTTGAAAAACTTGTTAAGGATACTAAAATAACTAAAAGAACAAAAATTGAAAATGCTACATTAATATTTGAAGCATTAACAGAAAACTTTGTTAGCACGGTAAAGAATGAAGGTATATTAAAAGATTATGTTGAATCTCAAGTGAAGGAAACAAAACAATGGTTGGTAAATAAAGAAATAGTTAAAACTGTTGAAATTGATGCAGGGGTCACTGTTATAAATGTGCTAAACAGATTTAAAGCTCTTGGTATTCCAAAAGATGCAGATGCTATATCTGGTATTAACACTAAAGAAATGAGTGAAGCGGAGTTTAACAAACTTGCTAGATTCCTCGTTGTAAATAGACAACTTGCTGTATATGAGCAACATAAGTTGTTTTATGGTCATCCTGCATTATATAAAGACTTAGCTAAACGTTCTAGTGGTGCTAATTCTCAAAAGAATGTTATAAGCGAAAATCCTCATGTTATTTCTTGGATGGAACAAAACAAACCTCGTTATGATGGTAGAGTTCGTGATGCAGATAATCCTGTAATGAGAAGTATATCTTATGCTGATCCAAAGGTGACAAGTCCTTATTTAAAATATATTGCTGAAGAATTGTTCAAAGATATTTCTACTAAGGTTGATAAGAAAAGAGCAGAGCAATTGATTGGTGCTAAGTTTAATGAAGATGGTTCTCTTAAATCTATAGTAGGGGGTAAAGGAACATATATTAGTTCATATATTAATATGGATGAAGCTGATGGTCAAGCAATGATTATGCCTGATTATTTTAGAGATATGTTATATCTATCTGGAATGTTATCAAAAGAACAAGAAGCATTATTGGATTATGAAAATGCTTTAGAAATAATTGATCGTTCTGATAAATCTCATCCTTATTATAATCCTAAATACACTAAAGAACAAATTCAAAAAGCTAAAGAAGTTCTTAGTAAACCAAAACCAGAAGCTATTCTTCAAGTGTTAAAACCACAAGGTTTTGGATTTCAAAACACTGATGGAATGTCCCATATTAATTTCCTTAAAAACTCAGTGTTTCCTTTAACTTGGAGTAGAGTGAAGAACAATCCAGAGATGATGTCTAAATATATTGATGCTAAAAATCAAGGTGTTGATATTATTGACTTTGGATCAGGACATAAAGTGGGTGCAATGACTAAACCTAATGGAAAGCTTACACCATTTTATAATGAAGATGGAACTATATCTAAAGAAGTTCCCATCCTGCAAGATATATTCAGTAAATATTTTGGTATACAGGTATCTACCCCTGACTATGCTAAAAATGTTGTAATCTTTGGTAGCCAGATAAGAAAACTTATTCTAAGTGATCTTCCTGAAAGTCTTAAGCCTTATGCAGAAGAATACAAAAATGTATTAAATGCTTTATTAGATATTGAAAGAGAAGCTCTTTTACAAGAGCTTGGATTAAAACAAAATGAAGATGGTTCATACGATATTGAGAATGTTGGAAAACTAATGGAAACATTACGTCAAGAAGCTATAAAAAGAAATCTTCCTGACAATGTGGTTGAAATGCTTGATACATTTATAGATGATAATAAAGAAGTACCAAAATATCCATTAGATGCAAACCCAGCTAGAGAACGTATTGAATCTGTTTTAAATTCACTAGTTGACAATAGAATTATCAGAACAGAAATGTTTGGTAAGGCTAATGTTCAGGTGTCATCTACATTGTTTGCTCAGGGTAGAAAGCTACTTTATATAAAAGACGGAGTGTATCAAAATGTAGAGGATTACTCTAAACTTTCAAAGAAAGAAAAAGAATCTGTTACAATATCTTCTAGTAATCTTAACTTCTATAATACTGATTACGGTAGATACATTGAAGTGTACACTCCTTGGTACTTTAAAGGAATTACACCACAAGAAGCTGGCTTTGTGCAAAACGAAGAAGGAATTTGGGTTGCTCCTGAAGGTAAAGATTTTGCTGACTTATTAAATTCTATAGGTTCTCGTATTCCTACATCAGGGTTAAATATGATTGACTCTATTGTTATTAAAGGATTCTTAGATCCTTCATATGGAGATATGGTGGTTGTTCCTTCTGAAATGGTAGGTAAAACAGGATCTGACTTTGACGTGGATAAACTCAATATGTTTTTAGCTAACTACTATATTAGTAAGAAAACTAATGAGATTAAATACATTAAATATAGTTCATCACCAGATGAATTAAACAATCGTTATAATAGATACATTAATGATAAATATGCAGATATAATTAAACCTGTAATAAATATTATTAATAATCTAAAAGAAGAAATAAGAACAGGTGTTAAAGAAATAAAACAATTAGAAGAAGAATTATATTATTTTGAAGAGCTTATTTATAAAGGTAATGCTATTGAAGGAAAATTAGTTTCTGATCTTTTTAATAAAAAGATTAAAAATATTCAACAAGCAATGTTAGCTGATGAAGAATTAAAAATGAATCAGTTAAATGTTGAAGCTTTATCAGTGGCATTAGATAAAGCAGCAGATGACTACAATGCTCTTAAAACTGAAATTACTACAAAAGATAGTTTGCAAGAGTTTTCAAAAAGATCTATTGAAGACCAAAATAGTAAAAAGGCATTACAAAATAGGGTGATTGAAATAATAAAGACAATTCTTGAACATCCTGATAATCAACGTCAGCTTCTTACTCCTAATAGTGCTTCAAAACTTAAAAAACTATCTGAATATATTCTTGAGCTTAAAGGAATAAAAAGAGATGACACAAATATGACTAAGCTTTCTGAATGGGTTACTATGTCAGAAACGCGTGAAACATTTGTAACATCAAAACAATTGGTGGGTGTAGCAGCATTGCAGATTACATCACACACAATGAGTCAAATTGGTGAGGTGGAGTTAACAGGTACATATAAAGATTATGATGGTACTACTAGACAAGTGAAAATTAAACTTCCAAACTCAAATACAAATAAACTAGATCTTACAGTAGATGAAGATGGAATGTATATATTTGACTTGTTTAATGAAGCTCTTACAGGATCAGTGGATGCTGCAAAAGATCCATTTATATTTGATATACGTCTTAATCTAGAAACTGCTGCTACGTGGTTTTATTTAACAAAACGTGGTGTGTCTCAAGAGAATATAGCATTGATGTTTAATCAACCTGTTATAGATGATTACTTTAAATATAGAGATGCTAATAAGACATTTGTTAATGAAGTGAATGATGAGGCCTTATATTTTAACGAAGTGATAATTAAAGCAGCTTCTCTTTATTACACACAAGGAACTGGGAATGTTATTGATACAACACAATATCCAGATAAAACATTAGCATTATTTAGAGGTATTCAACAACAATTCAAACAATATACTCCTCAACAATTAGCAGAAGCAATATCAAGTAAAACACTTACAAAAGAACAGAACTTAATGCAAGTGGCTATTCTTATGGATATGCTTGATTATAAAACACAAGCTGATAAATTATCAAACTTTATTAGAGGTATATCTTATGATACAACTAAAACTAAAAACATAGTTGAGAGTCATTTACAACAATCTAGATATAATCGTGCTGTTAATGATAATTTTATTAAACAAGATTCATTAGATAGAGTGTTTGATAAAACATTCTTAGGAAAGGTGAAGGAAGTTAAAGATGATGTGCGTAATATGTTTGAGAAATTCTTTGTTGTTCTTAATCCTAAATCTCTACCTGCATTTGAGCCTATATTAGAAAAGCTTGATGACGATGGTATATTTATGACCAATGAAGATAAAGCTGAATATCTTAATAGATACCAAAACTTCTTTATTGCATATATATTACAGAATACACCATTTGGAAATAATGAAAGACTTAACCAATATTTCAACTTATTTACAGATGGTAAAAACGAGTCTTTGGCTAAACGTCTTAAAAGGATGAAGGATAAGTATCCTGATAGCTTAGCTCTTAAGAACTTATTCCCAGTGATTAATCAGAATAGACTTAGTACAGATAACATTAAGATGTTTAATAATAAAATGTCATCTTATGATGTTAATGTTATAAGTGAGTCTATTGACATATTATATTCTCAAGCTGAGATGATTGGTGATTTTGAATTAAAAGAATTTATTGATAATTTAGCTAGATTAGCTATCTTGCAATCTGGTGTGCAGCTTAGTCCTGTAACATTTACAAAAGTGTTACCACTTAATCTGTATGCAGGATTAACAGCAGATATATTTAAAAATTATGCTAATTCACCAGATGTTGTAAATGTAGATCAAGTGTGGAAAACTTTTCATCAGAATAACTATAAGAACAATAAAATAGTTCCTAAACAAAAGTATTCTGCAAAATACCTTCAAAATGGTCTGCTTGTTATAAGAGGTGATAGAAATATTGCTAGAAATCAGTATATTAAAATGTATGTTCCTGTTGATGGAGTTGATACGAAAAATGATAAATTACCATTTGATGAAAGATTTAAGCTTAACTTATATGAAAGAATTAAAATAACAGATACAACTGGAAGTGATGTTACATTAGATAAGTCAGTGGTTAAATATCGTCCTATTAATAAATTAGGAAATGGTATGTATTTAGTAGAGACAACTCCTAATCCATTAACAGAAGCATCAAGATTTGCAGTTAATGGTGATGTAAATGAATCAATGCATGATGAAGCAGTTATGGCATGGAGAAAACAAGTTAGTTTAGAAACAATAGAGAGTGGACTACCTGAGTTTGATAAACTTCCAGGAAGATCTTCTACAAGAACAATGACTTATGCAGGTATTGGTAGTAGAGAAACTCCAACAGATGTTCTAAAATTAATGACTGAAGCTTCAAAATATTTAGACTCAATTGGATATACTTTACAAACAGGATTTACTTTTAAAGATAAAGAAACTGGATTAGATGAAGAAGGTGCTGATAAAGCATTCTCAGATGGGTCAAAAAATAAAATATTATTTGGTCCTTCTGGTATTAGAAGAACAGTAAATGGAAATACATCTTTAGAAACTTATGATAATAATGTTTCTAAAATTTCTGAAGCTGTTGTTAAAGAAATTCATCCTGCTCCAGATAGATTAACACCTGGTGGGTTAAAATTAATGGCTAGAAATACCAATCAAATATTTGGTAAAAATCTTGATAGTACAGTAGACTTTGTTTTATTCTATGCAGAAGAAACAGATAATCCTTTAAGACCCAAGGGTGGTACAGGACAAGCTGTTGAAATGGCTAGAAGAAAAGGAATTCCTACAATTAATATGGCTAATCCTAATTGGAGACAAGAGTTAGATAGAGTGTTGTCTAGTATTACACAAGCTCCTGTAAGTGGTAAAAAAACCATAAAAGAGTTTAAAGTTGGTGAACAAGTGCAAGATGATAAATATAATGTTTGGAAAATTATATCACAAGAAGAGTATGAAAAAGAATCTAGAATTGGAACTAAAGCTGGTGTAAAAGTTAGATTTATTACAAATGTAAATCCTAATGAAAACAGGAGACAAGATTTTTTAAATCCAGATTCTACAACGTACATTAAACCAAATTCTGTTAACACTTTAGGAGAAAATACACTAGTTCAACCTACACAAGCTGTAACTGGACCATCAAAAATCCAACCTGAAGGACTACCATCAATTGATAACAATAATCAAAATAATTGCGGATAATTATGGCAAAGTGTTCATTAGATATTAAGAAAGATATAATTGATAAAGCTGGAAACATGCTTGCACAAAGAGGTGCAGATGTTATGGGTGATACAGGGTATTTTCCTAATCCTTCAAAAGCATCAAAAGCTATATCTGAAGTAAATAAATCTTTTAAAGATATACTAGTAAAAGAAGGTGAGAAAGGATCTTTTAGCATTAACCCCTCAGATAAGCTTGTTAATGTATATTTTGAACAATATAAAACAGATGAGCAAAATAAATTACTTAGAGATGCTGCTGCTTTACAAGAAGAAGAAAGAAAAAGAGGAATGTATACAGAAGAAGATAGGGGTGAATTTTTTCAAAAAGAAAAAGCATCTGAAAGACCTTCAAATCAAGAACTAAATTCTAAGATTAATAAATTTCTTGCAAGTATAGGAGTATCTGTACAATCATTAGATGAAATAAGAGACAGAGAAGGAAATAAGCTTGATGCTATAGCTAAAGCAGACATGCTTAATAAGATCATTCAAGTGGTTAATGGTGAAGCAGATATCACCACACTTCCTGAAGAAGCTGCTCACTTCTTTGTAGAGATGCTTGGAGAGAATCATCCTTTGTACAAGGACATGTATTCTAAGATTACGTCTTATGCTTTATATACAGAAACAGTAGAGAAATATAAAAACAGCAAGTTATATAGAAACTCAGATGGTACAATAAACTTTGACAAACTTAAGAAAGAAGCAATAGGTAAACTTATTGCTCAGCATGTTATAGAAAAATTTGATGAACAAGAAACTACTAAAAGAGTAGAAGCAGCAAAATCTTGGTGGAAGAAAGTGTGGGTAGCTTTGTTAAAGATGTTTAATAGAGGAGAAAAGATAAACGAAAAATTAGACAATCCTTTTAAAGTAGCTGCTCAAAAAATAATGGAAGCAGATGTTAGTGATTTAAATTTAGAATTTAGAAGTGAAGAGCAATATCTACAAATGAGTAATGCAGCTGAAGCTAACTTTAATAAAGCTATGGCATTGCGTAATAAAATAACATTAGATGATGATATTGATCCTAAGACAGGTAAGAAGAAACATATTTACATGGAAGATGGTAAACCAATTGTAGATGCAGATGGTACACCAAGAAGTGTTAATGAAAATGTAGTGAAGCCATGGTATAAGAAAATGTTTCCTACAGATAAAAGATCTGATGTTCAAAAAGTTATAGATGATTTAAAAGCCGAGTATGGTATAGGATTACACAAAGACATAGAAAAAATAGGAAATAGATATGTTGATCCTGCTACAGGATTAGTACGTGCATCAGCAATTCCTGGTGATAAGTTAGATGTTAATGCTGAAGTGGAAAGAAAGTTAGATGGATATATAAAAGCATTAATTAGATCATATCCTCCAGGTACTAGATTTATGTTTGAAGCAAGAATATATAATTCAAAGAAGAACTTACCTGGAACTGTTGACTTACTTGTATTTTTAAACGATGGTTCAGCTGATATATATGATTGGAAATCTCAAGAAATTAGAGATGGTGAAACAGAATTAAAATGGTTTAAAGAACCTGCATATAGATTACAGCTTGATGAATATAAACAAGCTATAGAACAACAATTTGGAATAACACAGTTTAACAAAATAAGAGCAATTCCAATTCGTACAGAATTTAAAATGGGTAAAGTGTCAGGAGGTTGGGTTCCTCAAAATCTTAAAAATATAGAAATTGGACCATTAGATCCTGCGCTTATTCCTGAAAATAAAGAATACTTGCTTCCTGTTGTTGCAAAAGCAGAATCAACAGGCGATGAAAAATTAGATGAGTTTATCAGAAGACTTTATATTATTTATGAAACATTAGCAAATAAATCATCTAAAGAAAAAGATAAAAAGAGTATTGAATTAAACAAATTAAAAAAGACAATTAGAACACTTCAAGTTAAGAAGGATTTAAAAAACTTTGTGGATAGTGGATTAATTGAAATAAATAAATACTTTGACAAGTATGACAATAACGATATTGGCATATCAGAAATATTAGAAGCAAGAGATATTATTAATGTATATTCTGAAAGCTCTGTTTATTTAAGAGATCTTCTTAAAAAATTAAAAAATGAAATTGCAAATGAACAAGATGCTTCTGAAAAAAGAAAACTTGAGAAAATACAAGATGATTTTAAAACAATGAGCTTAAACGCTAAAGATTTAGTTTTTTTACTTAATGAAAGAGCTAGAGAACTTGGTGATGCTGAAGCCAAAAAGAATGGTGTAAAAGGATTGTTAAATCCTGAGCGTGTGATGGATTTATTAAAACGTAATTTTAGGGCTCTTTCACAATTAGAAACAGCAGCAGCTCAAGTGTTTTATAAAATTCGTAACAAAGCATTTCAAACTAGAGATTTAGAAATAGAAGAAACAAACACAAAACTTGCTGAATTAAAAACTAATTTAGAAAAATGGGCATCTGCAAAAGGTATATCAATTAGTAATATATTTGATGGTATACTTGATATTGATGCAGAAGGTAAAAAAACGGGTGACTTCTTAAAGATATATAGCGATGAGTTCATTAGATTAAAAAATCAAGCTATTAAAAAAGGAGACTTTGCTTGGATTAGAGCTAATACTGTTTTTGATTCAGAAGGATATTTAAAAGCATTTAAAAGATATAAAGAATTAGTAGAAGGAACAACATATAGTGCTGATCCTAAACTAGATAGAGAAAAGAAAGATGCTGCTATTATCAAATGGGTTGAGCTTCATAATGGTGAAAAGTCTAATGTTGCTGCACTACTCCCTAAAGGAAATTTTTTAAAGCCAAAAGATATTTGGTGGAGTGATAAATATAAGGATTTAAACAAAGCTGAGAATGCTCCTCTTAAAGCTGTATATGATGAGTTTCAACAAATGTTAAGAGATTCTGAAAAAGCAGGCATGATTGATTATGAGTTTGGTTTTATTCCTTCTATTATTAGAACTAAAATGGAATCTGCTGTTCTTGGTGATATGGGAAAAGCTTTTAATATGCAATCTTTTTTACAATCACTTACAGTTGACTCAGCTCAAGAATTTGGTCAACTAGATATTAACGGGCAACAAATTAAAAAAATACCTGTTTATTATACATATGAACTTGGTGCAGATAAAAGCTTTGATTTATTTAAAGTGTTTAGTATATGGGGAACACATACATCTAACTATAAAGCAATGAGTTCTATAGAAGATAGTGCTAACTTGATATTATACATTGAAAAGAATAAAGATGTTTTACAAACAAATCAATGGGGTAAGGTTAAACAAGGTGGTGAACCTGTAAAAAATAATAAAATTAACTATGAAGTATTAGAAAAATTTGTAAACTTTTATGTATATGGTCAAAAAATGGATGCAGGAGCTGACTTTACATTTAAAATTGCTGGAAAAGAAATATCAGCAACTAAATCATTACAAGCTGTATTAAGATATTTTTCAATTAAAACACTTGCTTTTAATCCTATATCAGGAACAGCTAACTTAGTGGGGGGTACAGTGAATGCATCATTTATTGCTAAAAAGAATATTTATTTTGGTGATGGTGATTGGGGATTTGGACAATACGCTTTAACATCAAAAGATGAAAAAGCATGGGCATTCATAGATTATGCAGGTATAGATCTTGAAGATCAATCTTTTTTAAAAAGTAATCAACTTTCTGTTAGTGGTGTTCTTCAAAAATGGACAGCAGATAAATTCTTTTTAATTCAAAGAGCAGGTGATAAAATTGTTACATACCCTGTATCAGTAGCTATGTATAGGTCTCACATGGTTGATGAAAAAGGAGAAATAGTTTCTATACGTGAATATGTAAAAGCTAAAAATAACTATAATAATATATACAATCTTCCTTCTCAAGAACGCAAAGCGTTAATGAAAAAAGTTCAAGATGAAATAGAAGAATATACAAAAAATAATTCTTTGTATGCTAAAAGTAAAGTGGTAAATGATAAGCTTGAAATAGAAGGTGTTGATAGAAAAAGTGATACATTTATTGAGTTTAGAAATAAAATAAAGAAAGTAAATAAATTAATATTAGGTAACTCAACAACTGAAGATATTAATTTAGTTAGAACTACAATGTTAGGTCAAGTAATAATGCAATTTAGATCATGGATTCCTGGTCTTGTAATTGAAAGATTTGGTGATTTAGCTTATGATACAGATTTAGAAACATACAATTATGGTAAGGCACGTATATTCTTTAAACATTTAATATCAGAAAAGTTTTTACCTCTTGTTGGTGAGCTTGTAACAGGGTTTGGAACTAATACAATTGAAAGAGCAAAAGCAAGATATCAAGAGATGCTTATAAGAAAAGCTGAGCAAGGGGACTTAAACTTTAAAGATAGAATGTCTGAGGCTGAGTTTGTTGATATGTATATTGGTAATCTTAGATCAATGATGCGTGAGTTACTAATATTGCTTGCATTCTTTAGTTTATTAATGTGGGCGAGAAGTGGTCCAGATAATGAAGATGAAGATGCAAAAAGTATTAGAAAAGGTTTTGCTAAAGCAGTGGATAAATGGTTTAATGAGGTGGCATTTTTCTATAATCCTACAGAGTTTAGAGAACTAATTAAAAGTCCTATTCCAGTTATGGGTTTACTTACTGATATAGGAAACTTTTTTGAAAATATAATTACAGAACTTTGGGGACTTGGAACTAAAAATGAAAAACTTGTTGATGAGTCGCATCCAATGAAATATTTTAATAAAATGATTCCTATTGTAAGACCTGTTCAAGATATAATAGGATTGTTTAATGAAGACTTTCGAAAAAGCATGGGGCTTAAGTTATAAAAAAAGGGGGAAAGTTAATTCCCCTTTTTTTATACTTTGTGTATTCTATATAAAGAAAATGATATTAAGCCAAAACCAATTGAAAATTCTTCAACTTGTTCTGATTCATTATCTCCTGATGTTCCTTCTTGATAGCTAAATCCTATAAGCATATGATTAATAGGAAGAAAATGTATTTGAAATTTGTTCTTTGTCATAATATTTAGTTTTAAAGTTTAAAAAATATATCTAATCTGAGATGGATTAAAGTATTCACTATACAGTTTAGTGAAGTCTTTTATCATCTCTCTCTTTAGATCATAACGATAACGTATATTATCTGGTGCGTATTGTGAGTCTTTAGCTTCTTGTATATCAGGTTTCCATAGTAGATCTCTCACTTGTGGAGCATTACGTTCGTGTTGAAATACATTATGTGTTAAGAATATACATTCACATTTTATGTTTTGTATACCATAACTTTTTATTTCTTCAAAAAGCTTCCTATACTCATCTAACCACCCTTCTTCATAAATAATAGGACTGAAATTTATATGCACTTCCATATATTTCTGTAGTCTAGGGATAGATTGTATGCGATCAGATATAAGATCTGTGTTAGGTTCTAGTACATTACTATACTTCTGAGGCATTAAGCTCACTCTAATTCTATGCTTACCTGGGGCTAAGTCATATGTTTCAGGGTGGAACATACTAGGATACTTAGTGGCAAATGTACTTTTTACTCTATCTGTATTATTAAAAAACTGAAATACATTTTCCTGCCAGTCATAGTGCTTACTCATAAGAGCCACATCTGTACTACATCCTATGTCTATGACATAATACTTATCATCTACTTGATTAGGAGTTTTAGGCCAAGGTTTATCTTTTACCCAGTTATGTATAGATTGTAGTATTTGACCATAGTTCTCATTTATATACACCTTATCGTGATTGTATCTACCTACATAACAATAACTGTTCATGCAGCCTCCTAAACAACCATAGATAAAATTGGGAGAAACTGCATCTGAGCTTCTCCCATTATCTTTTGTTGTAAGGGTTTTTGTTTTTTGATGTATTATCTTCATGGGGATAATGTTAATAGTAAACCAAACACAAGTCCTCCTATAGCTCCATGTAATATACCAGCTCCATATCCACGATTAGTCTTCTTCTCAAAGATAAATGAATTAACACCTGTATTTTGGAAATGGGGATTCGTATGCTTAATCTCCACTCTAGTGGTTGGAGGGACATATAATCGAAATTTTCCTTTAGTGTTTCTTTTTAAGATGCCTCCTTTCATCTTTGTAATTGCTACATACTGAGAATCAATGAATTTGATTTCATTCATTTTAATTCCTTTCTTTTCAACTATGGCATCTATTTTGTAATAAGCTGTGGAGTCTTTAGCTTTTGCACCAATTCTAATAGTGCTGTCTTCATAATATTTAATTACTTCAGCGCATTTAATAGCGATACTATCTGCCCACTTTTTCATTTTAGCACTATCTACATAGGGAACTGGTACTTCTTTAATAACAACTTCTGTTTCTTGTCCTATAAGAGCTTGTACCTCTTTTACTTTCTTGTTATACTTTTCTGTTGTTTCAAACAAGCGAGCTCTTAAATCTTTCATACTTTCTTGATTCTGAACAATTTCAGCATCTTTAACAGTGATAACATTACCTAAGCTATCTTTGATACGTGTAATGTCTTCATCGTATTTCATTTTTAATGTTCTAAATTCTTCTTCAGAACTACATTTATCTAATAGCATCATAAAAAGAATTACTAAAAGAGCAGCGATGATAACGCTTTGAAAATTAATTTTAAAAATCATAATATTAGTTTTTGTTCTTGTAAAATAGTTTCAACTGTAAATGATAATGATATAAGATCAGAAACATTTGCCACTTTATAATCAAAATTCCAATTATCAAGTGCTGTTTCTGATTGATGACTATTAATAGGTTTAACAAAAGGTCGATCAATTCTAATCATTAAACCACCTCTATCTTTAATAGCCTTGGCTTCATTAGGAAATCTAACATCTGTAATAATCCAATTGTCACTTTCTTTATAGTCTGCAAATAAAGCATTAACCCATGTGTTTTGGTGAAGACATTCTCTAAGTGCATTTGTACCAAGATATTGTAAAAACTCTCTCACCTTCATAGGTAGACCATGGATACGCCATTCATCACCTAGATAAGTGTTTTTATATTCTTGATCTTCAAACTTATACACTGGGATACCAGTGAGCAAGGAAGCTATTTCTTTTAGCTTCCCTGCAAACTTTTTTATTTCCCATTCTGATTTTTCTTCTAACCACCACTGATTTTCCATGTAATTGCTAATTACATCAATCGTGCTAATATCTTTAGTATTTTTAGCAATGTGGTATTGTATGAGACGACCAAAGGTATCTTTACCTGATCCACTATAACCTGAAAGTCCAATTAATGCCATATTAAAACAATGTTAGTTGTGTATATTCTTTGACACTTTCTTTTTCTATTTGTTCAATCTGTTTATAGATTTCTTCCAAATAATATTTAATATTAATGTCATAACTTGAGAAAGGAATAGACTCATCCAATTGATTTATAACTGTTTGCATCCATTGTCCTGCTTCAACTTGTATCTCTCTACCATCATTATGCTTTTTAAGAAGTTTGCATCCTCCCTTAGAAACATAATACCTTACAATCTTTTGAAGCCTTTTGACACTGAGCTCTCCTTTCTCTACACATGTTTCTTCAAACTTCCATCCAGCTTTAGCTTTTACACCAGCACAATAGTCATATATGTTTTGGTTTTGTTCTAGATATTCTTCAGGTTTTATACCATGAACAAAATAACCATATATAGCTTTGGGAATGATTAAAAAGCTTTTGTTCTTGTGAAACACTGCCACCTTTTTCTTTTCTAGATCTTCCCACTCAAATGCACCTTTACACTTAACCTTTCCATTTTTATGAATAGCAATATAGTTATTGACATCTCTAATAACCATCTTTTTGTATTCATCATGCTCAAGGTTAAGCTGTGTAAGCTTCTCCCACTTCTCGCACACCTTCATGTACAAAGGTACAGATTCTGTTGGAATCATCATCTCCAAACCATCTGTATTTTGCATTAAGGGTATACCATCAGGAATTGCTAAGGATAACATCTCATAAAGCATAGATAGTAGAAGCTGACCATTAATAGTTATCTGCATAGTCATTTTAGGATCATACAGAAAACTATTCTCATCACCTGTCAAACCATAAGTAGAATTTAGAATAATCTTATACACATAGTTTTTAGGATCAGTCTTAGGAAGCTTCTTTCTCTCTTCAAAGAACCATTCGTACAGCTCACAAAACTCTTTTTGAGGAAGGTGAGCTGGATGAAAACCATTCTTAATAGCTAGATTGGGATAGAAACTAGTTACATCTGAAGTCATAATAGTCCAACCTGGTTTAGCTTCATATACACCTGCTGATGTAGCACCATGAATACCACCTAAACCATAATCAGTCTTAACTCCTTTATACTCAATAGAATACTTAAACCCATCTTTCGTAGAAGTGATCACCTTATTCTTAAAATAGTTTAGCACCTTTTGAAACTCAGATGTTTCAAACTGCACATAAGGAAGAATACAGGAACCAAGATCAATCATAGAACGTTTTGTTCTGAGTTGTTTAATCTCAGACTTTTCCATTTTAATCTTGTCTTCTAAGAAATGTAAAAACAACTCCTTAGATATTCTAGGTTCTGAAGCTGAATAAAGATCTATACCATATTCTGCTGTAAGAGTTTGCCTAAGAGCTATCTGTTCTTTAGAATGCTTGAGGATTTGTTTAGTAGACATTACGTCATTAATACAATACTTAACAACAGAATTCAAAGTGTGAACATCTGTCACAGGTTCAAAGTGAGGATGTGGCATCTCTTCTACATTCTGCCAATCCATAGAATATTGCACCCATTTTAGAGAACTCATCTTAGCACGATTATCCCAGTGATTCATTTTAAATAAATCTATTTGTCTAATCTTTAACTTATGTGGTGAATACTTTTGAAACTCTCCTTTGTCTGTACGATCAATCACTTCTTGTGCAAACTTATATAACTCTTTAGCTAAATCTTCTCCAGAGAGTTTTGCAAATTTAGATTCATTATTAAGAATGTGCTGTGTGATTTGAGCATCGAATGCTAAACCATTATAAGAGATGTGCCATTCCTTATGTTTGACATTTCCTTTGAGAAAGGATATAAATCTAGGAAAGTCATTTGTCGATTTATTTATGACAAATGTCCTTTTAATAGAGTCATCTTTGTAGTGGATGAACACTGCTACAAAACAATTGCAGATAGTTTCGTAGTCCATCACCCAATGATTTTTCTTATCCATACATGTCATGTTCAGTTAAGCTGTTCCCCCTTAAGTTACAAATATAAAAAAAGGAGAGATATAAAATCTCTCCTTTCTATATTTTATTTTAATTTTCTTACAGTGTGGTAAGAAGTGATTTCTCAGCTACAGGTTCTGTAGTCATTAACGCTTTGAAATCAAAGCTATCTGCATTCATAGCTAAACGATCTACAATAGTAGCAATCTCTTCAGCATTTTCTATAAAATATTCGTAATACGTCTCAAGAGTTTTGCGCTCTTCTGCATAGTCTTTACCATTAGAACGCTTACCTACTTTCATAGGAACTACATCTCCCCACTCATTAAGCTTAGCCATCATATGCATTGTTTGCTTTCTTTCTTTAGAAATAAGAGCAAGCACTTTAGCTTGTGGGTCATAAATAGCTTCATTGTAAGGACATTCAAGTAGCATTGGGATCATTTTGAATGTCTTTTGTTGCCCCCAAGTAGAGGTAACTAACATCATTGAATTCTTCATAATTGTTTTTTTTGTAAATTTAATCATCTTTTTTTGAAACTTCCAAGTTTTCTACAACTAAAGTTTCTTTATCAAGATCACAAGGATCACATAGCTCACCTATCTTTTTAAGCTCTTTAACATCTACATCTAAAATTTTAGCGTAGTCGTCAAAGTATTTTTCAGGGTGGAGATAGCTATCCATATATTTATACTCTGCTGAATTTTCACCATAATAAAGCTTAATTGCTCTTTTCATAGTTGATGACAACTTAGAATATTTACCCAATAAAAAGTTAAACCAATCAGATTCATAAACCTTAAGATCAAATATGTAAAGTTTATAACCATCCACTTCAAGAATTCTATCAAAAAGTGGATTAGTTATTAACATTTGTTCTTCAAATTTCTTGAAGCTTTCGGAGTTATCTTCTTTAAATGTGCATATTAGTTTAACGTCATCAGCGTCTATTAAACCTTGAATAGCAATATAAGTACCATTAGGTGCTGCATAGCTTGTTTTTTTTATACCAAGGATGGGATATAAAAAGGATCTTGACTTTTGAAAATACTTAGAATAGATACTATTCATTGTTTTCTTTTTACAGAACGACCTTTCCTAATGCGAATTCGTATGGTAGATCGTATCTTTTGTTTATATAATGCCATTCGGCTTTTTCCAAGCATGTTAAAAACCTTGTTAACCAATCAGTTAGAGTTTTTTCACTTACCAAGAAGGGATAGACATTGAACATTTTATCGATTACAAGAAATCTAAATTGTACAGAATACCCTTCACTATGAATATAATGAAAAAACTTGGTTGAAACAAGAGTTGTGTATATCACAGCTTGCATCCAATAGTTATAATATTCAACAGACTCTGAAAAATCTTTTAACTCTTTACTTGTAGTCTTTAAATCGTTGATAAAAATAATTTTTTTATTATGATCAACAACTATATTATCTACAATTCCTTTAAGACCAAAAGGTTTTCCACTTATGTTTGCTGTTAAGGGAAGCTCGTTGTAAACATCTTTATTACTAAAGTCATTTACATTAGCTCCTATAAGCTCACATACATTAGGATCTGATTTAATAAGATCTACAGCTCCTTTACAGAAATTATAAGTGTCCTGATCTACAAGAGTTTTACCGTTTCTTGTCATAAGAAAATCCCAATATGATATAGCTTCTCCAGTGAGCACCTTATCTAATCTTTGCTCGTCTGTTTTTAAACTCTGATGATAGTTTATATCTCTTAGAATATCAAGAATAGCTTCAGAAAACTCTTCTAGTCTAGTTCTCTGATCTCCATTAGATGATAACTCTTTATAATGACTATACACTCTATCTATTACACTTCTAAGATTACCTGTTGGTAAACTAGAAGGGCTAATAATAAATTGATCATTAAACTTATTCTCTTCTAATAAAAGACAATGTATCACCTTACCCTGCACTAAGTGAGCATCAGTTTTTTCTTCTTTCATTTTAAGAACATAAAGCTGATGAAACACTACAGGGTTCCATAATAATTTATTAAGACTACTGTAAGAAAACTCAAATCGTTTACTATAAAACTCATCTTCTAACATCTTAACAGATTCTGTTACTAATTCTGTTAGCATTTTATCTTCAAAGAAATCATCTATTTCCATACATTCATTCCTTTTAAAAGTGTTTGTATTCTAGACGCAGTGTCTTTATCTTTTGTAAGAGCTTCTTCATACTCAAGAAAATCACATAGTATTTTAAACTTTTCCACTTGAATATCAATTAGCTCGTTATTAAGATCAACAACTTGTTTCATCATATCTTTGTGTTTATTTAATCTTTCATTTTCTACTTCTATGTCAAATTGCTGTTTTTCCCACATCTCTTCATTGGGATCTCTGTCGTTATTATAAATTGCCATTTTTTTCTTTTTTAGTTTTTAAATCATGACAAGTGGTGCAAAGCACTTGTAGATTATTCACTTCACAGAATAATCTTTCTACAAACCCTGGAAGATCATTAGCACAATTCAAAGAACCAGCAGGAACTATGTGATCGACATTGATTTTTTTCTCAGCAAACCAACCTTTACATTGGTTACACTGATACTCAAACTTTTGTCTTTTATTTGGGCCTTGATATGGTTTGCGAGATTTTCTCTTGCATTCCATAATAGGTTTCCAAAATCTAGACTTCTGTCTAAGTGCACTTCTAATGAATGACCAGAATGCACTCTCAGTCATAGTTCCTGCGTTTCTTGGTTTAGGAACTGTTGGCTTCTTTGGTTTTCTGGGTTTGCTATATGTCTTCTTGCGTTTCATTTATTTTTCTATTTAATATAGGAACTAGATGTTCTCTCACCTTTCTAGCACTATGGTCTCTGATACTATCAGAAACATCTTTACTCAAAGGTAGTAAAGCCACTTTAATAAAAGGATATTTTTCCTGATATTTTCTCATAGCTTCTATGCCTGCATTATCATTATCAAATAGAAGAATAATATTCTGATATTCATTTTGCCACACCTCTATATCAGATTGTGGTAGCATAGTGTTCTCAGAATCTGCTGCAATAATATTTAGCCCAGAAAGTTTTAAGGACTTAATAGACATTACATCTTTAAGACTAGAAGTGATGAGAAGATGTTTGTTGCCAGGTTTACATTGTTCTATACCCTGGATGTAACTCTTCACTTTTACAAACTTCTTGTCTTGGTTTTTGGGTTGGTATATTTTATAGAGTGTTCCATCTTTTCTAAAATAACCATAAATGTAAGTTCCTTTAATTTCAATTTGATCTTCATCTTTTGTCATAACATAATTGTCTAATGGATAGACGCAATGTTCTTCTAAAAGCTTAGAACCAATATTAAATTGTGTCCAATAATATTGATCTTTAGTTGTCCAATCTCTTTTAGTAAAGGAGCTCACTTTGAATTTAGAAAATTGTTTTAACTCTTTAGACTCATAACCACATCCGTTTTTGAGAATACAATCATTATATTCAAGTATTATTTTCTCGCATGCTTGATAATAGTTCAATCCATAGAGTTCTTTAACTAAATCTACACCTCCACCAGATTTACCAGATGAAAAGTCTTTATACCTATACGTATTATACTTGTTAGTATAAATACACATACTAGGTGTGCGCTCTTGATTAAATAATGATTTAATCTTTATGTGCTGTCCTTCTAATTTATAACTAAGTTTACAATAATGTTCAAATATCCATGTATCAGGTACATCTTTTATATCGTGTACTAAATTTCTAATTCTAAACATAAGCTTAAAAATTAAGGGGGTGTAAAAACACCCCCTGGACATGTTGGTTTTAAACTCTAAACTATAGATCAAAATCACTAGCAGCTTCAAAGCTCTTCACTGTTGTGCTTTGAGCCAATGGCTTATAATGATATTGATTATTTTTATCAAATGTATCAATCTCTGATGTTAAGTTACCGCAGAACTTAAACTTAGGAAGAGAAAGTTTAACAATAGTTTTACCGTTATACTCTTCTTCATTACCTTTCAAGAACCAATAAAGATCATGACCTTTGATGATTTCTGTAGCTTTTTCAACCCACTGCTCAATAGAAGTGATTTGATGCTCTTCAGAAATATTATCTAGTTGATCTTTAAGACCAAGCTTTTGTGCAATAACAACAAAGCGATTAAGGATTTGATTTTTGTTAATGTCATCTTCATTGTAAAGATCAGTCCAGATAGTTGCACTCACTCTAGAAGAAGGTCCTGTAAATTTAGGTCCTTCAGGATTAGCTTTATCAATAGCCCATCCCTCAAAGTTCTCAAGTGCTGGTCCTTCCAACACAAACTCTAACATTTTCTTACCTGTTTTTTCAGAATGCTTAACTGTTGCACTATGCACGTGAGCTAACACTACACCTGGTTGCAGAGATTTTGAAGGTCCACTGCTGCCTTTTACTTCTTGTCCTTTTGTACTAAACATAATTGTTGTTTTTAAAATGTAAATATAAGAAATTAATTTTCGTAATCCAAAATAGCTTGACGCACCATTTGCAAATTGTTTTCAATTTCCAAACTGTCAAACATTCCTCTAGGAGATTTGCATGTATTTTCTCCATTGGTTTGTGTTTCAAAAACATAGCGTATAACACCTTCTTTGTTTTTCTTCACTTTACCAAAGAGAACAATAGAAAACAAACCTTCTAATGTAAGCTTTTCATCAACCATTTTACCAATAGTCTTTGCTTTAAACTTACGTTTACCTTCAATGTCTGTTGCTTCCTCTGCGTGAGTGAGAATAAAGATCATAAGATCATCTCTAAGATCTTTTGGTAGCCTAGCTATTCTAGCTAAATGTGCACCTATCTTAGTAAACTTCTCGTAACCTTTCTCATCCACTTTATCAAAGAACTCAAAAGAAGACATGTATTGAAAATCATCAATAACAATGTTCTTAATCTCAGGTCGCTTCTCGCTTATATAACGAAGACATGCTTCGATATTTTCAGGAGCAGCTTTGTCATAAAGATTACCACCAGGGTTTTCTTTACTCCATGTTGTGTACTTTTTTCTCCATCCTTTGAAAGGAAGAGGTTTGTTAGCTACATTAATAATGAATGTTTCTTTTGGATCTAGAGCTTCAATACTAGTAGATTTACCAGCTCCTGATTCTGCAATAATAAGAATTCCTACTGCCATATTTAAGGTAATTGTTTAATTAGTTCATTGAGCCACTCTTTACCACTTACAGGTATACCCTTATGTATTGCTACATAATCTCTTATAGTCATATCACTATAAGGTGCATCATCTGTTATCTTTGTACTAAAGATCTTCATAGTTGAAGAAGACTCTTCTTTCATTTTCTTAAGAATACTATCTCCACTCATAACAGCAGCTTCTTTACTAATAGCCACTGAATGAGGATCGACTTTTCTTAGAACTTCTAATGGTACTAAATATCTATCTTCATAAATGGGATCAGGAATAGCTTCTTCTTTCTCAGAATTAGGAAGTCTATACACTGTTCTTTCTTCATCTGCAAAACCACTATAGTCTCCTTTTGCTATTTCAAAATAAAGACCTTTTGGTTTTTGAAATTCATATCCCATAATAGGAACAACAATAACACCTTCATGTCTAAAGATTTTCTTAATAGTGAAATCTGTCTCATTAATCTTAAGATCATTAATGAGAGTTCGATGATAGTTTCTTGCTCTTTGGAGCAACTCTTCTCTTTCTTTACTCATACTTGTAAATTTTAAATTTCTGAGCCAATATCGGCTGATGGTCTAATGGATCTACGTACATAAGATGTAGAGGTTGTACTTATAGGTTTTGGTATTTCTACTAATTTCTGTAAGCTAAACTCTGCTTGCATGTACAATAGCTCATTTTCGTTTTTGGAATTTCTAAGTTTTAATGGATGTAAATATACTAAATTTGGATCACACGGCAACTTATCTGGGCCATATTGTTTTATACCATTTATACCTGGTCTAGCCATTGCAAGTACAGCATCACTACCCTGCATAAGAGCATCGCCACCAAATATATCTGAGCTAGTAGGAAAATTAGCAATATTTCCTGGAGTTTTTCTACTTGCCTCATCTAATGTTCTGTTAAGCTGTGTAATCATCATAACAATAACAGGAAGCTCGTTTTTTAGTTCCATGAGCATCTCTACAGTGTTATAAAGAGTGTTAAGCTTTTCTTTCTCATCAGATGCTTGCTTAATAAGCCAGCTATGATCTATGGTGACAATCAGTGGTTTAGATCCCATATCATCATAGTAATAGTGGACATATTCTTTTATTTGTCTCCAATTACAGGGCTTATTGATTTGAATTCTAAACACACCTTTGTCAGCTAATTGTCTAGAGTGTCTTGTAAACCTCTCAATATGTTGTAATGCAAAGGTGCTTATCTGTTCCTTTGTACTTAACACTTGATTATAGTCTAGTGCTACTTGTGCAGCAAATTCTCTAGATGCAGATTGCTTGGGACCCATCTCAAACTGAAACTCTAAAATGTTAAAGTGTTGATCTGGATTGTGCTGATAGCTTTCTCTAAGTATTTGACCCACCATAAGAGTTTTACCTTGACCAGGTCTAGCTCCTATAGTGAGTAGTGATCCCCATTCTAGTCCGTTTAGTGTAGCATCATTTAATCCTAACCATGGAGTTTTAAACGATCTAATTCTACCATCTCTTCTATCTTTGATATACTGTAGACCTTCTTCGTATATCTCATGAATAAACTTAGCTCCACCTGGTCTATTAGTGTTTTTGATCATTCTCTACTATTTTTTCATTTAATCTATTCATAGCATAGTTCATGCCTTGTATAAAAGCATCGCTCATAAGATTTTTAGCTGCTAATACAAATAAGTCATGTCTAGTCACTCTTATTTCATCTGATAATTGAGTGGTGCATGCTTGATACATTTCATCGATTTTAGCTTGATTATATTCTATCATACCATTTCGTTTATTTCGTTTACAATATTTGGGTTATCTAATAACTGTTGACACGTATCTGCTAGTTTAGATGTATATCCTCCACTAGAATCTGTCTTTTTCTTTATAAAATAACTACTAGTTTGCATATACAAATAATCAGTTTTTGCGTATCTAGCTACATAATAATCTGTAGCATCTAATACAAGTTCCCATGTAAATTCGGGGTAGGTTTTGAAAAACCACACGAATTTGTCTTTTAGCTCATTTACTGTTTGTCTAGCTAGCTCACCTGATGGAAGACGTTTAGCAGGGAATATCTCCCTATACTCTTTAATCTTCGTCATGAAGTCTTCACCTAACACTTCAGCAGCCACCTTTTTCTTAGTTTTTACAACATAGATGTCTAACTCTTCTAGTATCTGCAAAGCTTTTGGTGTAAGTATGCCATCTTCAGATATCAATCCTTTAGATTGGCATATCATAGCTTCTGCATTTTTGTTTATAAGACTATCTGGTTGTATGCGATATCTACAGCAATCAAGAAAGTAGAGTTGGTTCATCGTTATCCTGTGTCTGATTGCTACATTCCAGAAGTTTTGAGTCATTTTTTTGTATTTTTTCTTTTATATATTCAAATATTTCAGAATAGATTTGTCTAAACTGAGGGTTTGTTTCTAAAAGATCTTTGGTAGTTTGAACATTATGCATAATAGTACTATGATCTCTACCTAATGCTCTACCTATCCCAACAAAGGAATGACCCATCATTCTTGCTATAAAAGAATAAATCATACGAAAATGTACAACTTCTCTATACCTTTTTCGTGTTTCTAATTTTAATCTTTCACCACTTTTAAAAGGCGTGATTTCATTAAACCACTCTCTTAAACTTTTTAGATTTACAGGTTTTAATTCATAATGTCCATCTTTTGTTGGATCTAATTCTTTGTGATTTCTAGAGATGACAACAGGCTCATAGCCCATCTTTCTATAGAACAATCTTTTGAATTCTCCAATAAGTTTGTACTCTAATTTCTCTTCATAATTGATTTCACTCATCAGCATTAAATTTAATTGTTTATAATAGGAAAAATCTTTAAAAAATCGTATATTATATTGTAATCTCCATAGTTTTTACAACATCAGCATGCTGTAAAGGTATGGTGTGGATAAGAAACCAACAAATTTTTTTTATGTAAACTTCTAACTTTTTTATCAATGGTTGCTCGTAAATTATCTGCTGTAGAACAAATAAAAGCATGGGTTTTCCCTATTCTTTTATCAATTTTTGCAACATATATCTGGCAAGATATAAGAGAGATTAAATCAGATGTTAAAGCATTAATGCAGCAATCAAACATTGATAAAACTAGAATTGACAACTTGGAGCGACATGTGTTTTCAAGAGGGGTAGTAACACCTAAACCAACAAAAAATCTACCAACTATACCTAATACTGATATGATGTTAGTTTGTAATGGATTGTGTATAGATGGTAGAAATAAAAAAGTATTTGAAACAGAGTCTGTGTGAAAAAGTTGTTTAAATATATAGAACCAATTTGGTTGGGAACTAACAACAAGCTTTCTATTAGAAGAGTACTTGCGTTAGTGTTCTCTGTAGATCTTGTAAGAAACACCTCTCACATTATACATAAGTGGGAGATGGGAAAATCTTACGCAGATGTAGCAATGCTACTTGGACTTGAAGCTGCTCTTATAGCAGCTCTTTTGTCTTTAACAACTTATTCAAGCTATGTAAGTAGTAAGATTGATAATCAACCACTTGCGCCACCTGCAGAATAAACTAACAATATGAGCAAGAAAAGAGCATTTGTACGTTATACAAAATCTGGTGAGATAGTTCCAGGGTCGTTAATTATTACTACCAATGGAGGCTACCCAGATAAAAGTTCATTGTGGCAAGAGGTAATTGCTGATAAGTGTTGTGGTGATGGTGATAATGGTGGGAATTGTCCTCCAATAACACCTTTTTGTACAGAGAACTGGGCATTTGAAAACTTTGATGGAACAACATTTAGAAATGGTGATCCTATTCCTGAAGTGACAGATGATGCAGCATGGGCTTCTTTAACTACACCTGCATGGTGTTATTATAATAATGATACTGCATTTGGAAGAGTGTATGGTAAATTGTATAATGGATATGCAATTATGGACCCTAGAGGTTTAGCACCAGAAGGATGGCGAATTCCAGTTTTAGAAGACTGGCAAAATTTATTTAATTGCATAGATTGTAGTCCAAACGATTTATTATTTGGACCAGGTAGTAAATTAAAAACATCAGGTTTTATTGATAATAATACGGGTTTGTGGACAATAGGTTTTGGAATTTCTTCATCTACTAATGAATATGGTTTTTCAATTTTACCTTCAGGGTATAGATCTACTGATGGACAATTTTTAAGTTCAACAAATTTTACAGGTATTGTAGCAGGTGGTAACAATTATGCAAATTTTTGGACACAGGAAGAAAATATAACAAATCCAGGTTGGGTTGGTTGTATAATTTTTGATTCACAATATCATAGAGTACAGTATCAGGGTAATGATAAACTCTATGGACAATCGGTACGTTTAATAAAAGATATATAAAAAACCTTAAACCATGATAAAAGAAACAGCAATTTACGGATGTGGATGTGGAAAACCTAAAGGTGGAACCACTAGACCAAGACCTACAACACTTCCTAGACCTAAAAAATAATTAGACATGTCAAAAAAACGCGCGTTTGTACGCTACACTAAATCAGGAGAGATAGTACCTGGATCACTTATCATCACTACTAATGGTGGATATCCTGATAAGTCTTCTTTATGGAAAGAAGTGACAGTGGATCAATGTTGTGATGGTGGTGAGTGTTTTCAACCTGTTATAAAACAGTTAAATTATGGGGATTTAAGTTTAAATGTACCAATTAATGAAATTGGTATTCGCATAAACTGTGGAGAATTTACTAGTGAAGTTTATATTAGTCACAATTATACTATATTTCTTCCTAATATTGTGTTTACTAGTATTAGTGATGTAATTAATTACTTAAATAGTGATTTTTCATCAATTTTAGGGTATAACATTGGAACATTTGTATTTAATGGATCAGATATTATACTAAATACAACTACTGAATTTACACTATGTCCTTCTCCATTTAGGATTGACTTAATTTTACAAGAAGCTTAAAAGAATAAAACAAATGAACCTACCTAAAGCATATCAATGGTTAGCTCAAGAACCTGCTCCTAGACATCTTCTTAAAGCTGTAGAGCTTTTTGGTGTTACAGAGACAGTGGGATCTATACACAATCCTGTTATTATGGGATGGGCTAGAGAACTAGGACTACAGAATGTATATACATCGGATGAGATTCCTTGGTGTGGACTCTACACTGCTGTTGTTATACATAGAGCGCAGCGTCCTGTTGTAGAAAAACCTCTTTGGGCTCTCAATTGGAATAATTTTGGTGTAAGAGTGACCACTCCAATGCTTGGAGATGTTCTTACATTCACTAGAAAATCAGGTGGGCATGTAGGTTTTTATGTAGGAGAAGATGATACAGCATATCATGTTCTTGGAGGAAATCAAGGAAATAAGGTGAGTGTAGCAAGAATAGCTAAATCACGCCTATCACAAGCTAGACGCCCAGCTTATAATTCACAACCCACTAATATTCGTAGAGTGTTCTTAGCATCTAATGGTGCTCTATCAACAAATGAAGCTTAAAATTTAAAACAATATGTCATGCCAATCAGAAGAATTAAAGCACAAAGTCCTGATCCTTATTTAGGAAAAATACAAGGAGACACAGAACTAGCACGTCTAGCCCATCTTAACTATGTTATTGATGCAATTAATAATGGTGGAGGAGGTGGTGGAGGATCTCTCACTGTTAATGGATTTTCACCTGTTAATAATTTAACAATTGAAGGAACTAGTGTTCAATCTTGGAGTAATACAGGAGAGATGACATTAAAAGTTATAAGTGAACCATTACCCTATAAAGTATATAGAGCTAAAATAGCTATGCAAACAGTAGCATGGCCTGGATATGGTTATTTGTATAATTGGTATGCTGTTACAGATGTTAGAAAATTAGAAAATCCTAGTGGTGGTACAGGACTTACAGCTCCTAATGAATGGAGAGTTCCTAGTGATACAGATTATGATACATTGCAAACATTTGCTGGTGGTAGTTCATCTTCTTTTAATAAACTTAAATCTACATTAACTTCTACAGGTTATCCTTTTTATGGATGGTTAAGTAATGGTGGAGGAACAGATGATTATAATTTTAGTGCTTTACCTGGTGGAGTACGTAATAATATTGGAGTATTTGCTAGTATAGGTGTTTATAGTGGTTTTTGGACATCAATATCTTTTAGTGCTACAGATTCTTGGGTATATAATTTCAATTCTCCAGATTTTATTAAACAAGCTTATGATAAATCAAATGGTCTTTCAGTGAGACTAGTGAGAGAAGCAACAGCTGGAGAACTTCTTCTTAATGATGGTGATACGTCAGATACAAGCTCTTTAGATCCTTATACAGGAAATGATGGTAAGACATATGTTACAGTTAAAATAGGAACACAAATATGGCTTGCTCAAAATCTTAGAGAGACAAAATATAATGATAATAGTGATATTACAAATTGCTCTTATTTAGGAGGTGATTCAGATAATGGTGTATGGCAATCGAAAGGAACAATCCAAGAAGGTGCTTGGACTGCATATCGATACTTTTCGGGAGGTATTTTTTATCCAGTAGAATACAACCCAACCAGTGTTAGACTATTCTACAATGATGTATTAGAAAATACATTAGATGGAGGAGTTCCTATTTGGCTAGCTTTTGATTTTTTAGGTAGCCCAGTATATACATTAACAAAAGGTCAAGGATTAAAATGGAATAAAACTCATATTAAAATCACTCCAGGATATGATGTAAGTGATTTTCCTACAATTAATGAAAGAAGTCTTTTAATAAGAACAGCTATTGAAGGAATTCAAGATATTACTTTTAGACCTACAAAAAGAGATAATACAGGAGCTATTACAATAGAAGATTTAAATAACTATATTCAATCACAAATTTCTTATGTTTATGTAGAAATATTAGAATACACTCCTGCTTATTATGGAAGTGGTCTATCTGTTGCTCTTGGAGCTTCTAATCTTGAAGATGAAGAAGAAATTGTAGCTCTTACATATGAAATAAATGGTGTTACATATACAGAAGACTTAGAAGCTAAAAAGCTTTCTATTCAAATTGCTAAAATATACGATCAATTAGGAATATTTGATAAATATAAAGTATGATAGAAAGAGCAGTGTATTCACTATGGACAAGTCCTATGGAAGGAGAACATGTAGGATTTAATACAGAGGAAGCGTTGTTTGATTGCTTTAAGCTTTCTTTACATTACACTAAACAGTGGTTTAAAGAAGTGCATTTGGTGACAGATGTGAAAGGAAAAGAGCTTGTAGAAAAACATGCACTAGAGTTTGATAATATAAACACTGATTTAGAGCATGTTATGAAAGGTGTTTATAAGAATCATTGGAGTTTGGGAAAGATACATGCATGTAAAATACAAGACAAGCCTTTCATGCATATTGATATAGATGTTATATGGTTTAAGAAACCACCACAAAGTATATTAACATCTGACGCAAGCTTTCAATGTGTAGAAGATCAAACACAAGAATATTGGTATAAGCTCTTAATAGATCACGCTGATAAACATTACAAAGACAAACCTGAATGGTTTAATTGTAAAGAGATAAAAGCATACAACTGTGGGTTTATAGCATTTAATAAACTTGGTATTATAAAAGAGTGGTGGGATGAGGCTATTAAATATATAAAATATCTTGATAATTCAGGATTTGATTATAACCATCACCTTTCTTGTTTGATATATGAGCAGTTTGCTATATATCATCTATTAAAACATAGAAAATATCGAGTGGATGTATTATCAAATCATCATCCAAGTTCTAGAGGAAAAGGATGGATTCTTGAAGATGCTGCTAAAGCATTAGGATATACACATCTTATTGCTGCTTCTAAAAGAGAACCAGATATAGAAAAAAAGGTGAAGAGAAAGTTAGAAAAAATAATGAATAACGAATTAATACCTGTTTAACATGTATCTAGATTCACAAATGTTATACTTATTAAAGAGTATAAACAATAAGGTGTGCTGTTTAAATAATGATCCAGTTGTTCCAACAGGTCCTACAGAGATTACATTTGCTCCTTCTACAGCACAAGATAGTTTTGGGAGATTGAGAACATCTTCTCCTCTTACAATGTTTGATTCTAGTCATAGATTTGATGATAATGATTTGTGGGCTACAGCCACTGCTACTGGTGGAACAGCTGTATTTAATGCTAACCAAGGTCTTGTAGACCTTTCAGTGGGATCTTCTTTAGGATCTTCTGTTATTAGAGAAACTATCAAAGTATTTGCTTATCAACCAGGTAAGTCACTCTTAGCTCTTAGTACTTTTGTAATGAATCCTGCAAAAAATTGGCTTACACAAAGAGTGGGATACTATGGGGCTAATAATGGTTTCTACTTAGAGCAAGCAGGAAGTACAGTTTCTTTTGTAAAACGAAGTATTGTAACTGGTGCATTAATTAATACACCTATTCCTCAAGCGAGTTGGAATGGAGATAAACTAGATGGAACAGGTCCTTCAGGAATTACACTTGATCTTACTAAAGCTCAAATTCTTTGGATGGATCTTGAGTGGTTAGGAGTGGGTTCTGTAAGAATGGGATTTGTTATTGATGGACAATTTATTCTTTGTCACACGTTCCAACATGCTAATGTATTAGCTTCTACATACATTACAACAGCCTCATTACCACTGCGTTATGAGATATTTAATACATCATTTGCTTCTAATGAAGTTGATACTTCTACATTAAAACAAGTGTGTTCTACAGTGATATCTGAGGGAGGTTATGAACTTAGAGGTGCACAGCTTTCTGCTGGTACAACCATCACTGCACCAAGAACTTTTGCTGTAGCTGGTACATATTACCCAATTATGTCTATAAGACTTAAATCTACAAGACTTGATGCTATTGTTATCCCAACAGCTGTTTCTCTTTTAGGACTAGGTAATGGTAAAAACTACCAATGGAGAGTGGTGAATGGTGGTGTTACAACTACTGGTGGATCATGGTTAACAGCAGCAGCCGATTCTTCTGTAGAATATAATGTTTCAGCTACATCTGCAACTGGAGGAAGAGTGTTAGCTAGTGGGTTTGTAAACTCCTCTAATCAAGGATCTCCATATTTAAGCATACTAAAAGAAGCATTGTTTAGCAATCAGTTAGAAAGAAATAGTTTAACAGGAACACCTTATGAGTTAGTTGTAGAAATGTCTGTTAGCACAACATCTGGTGGTGAAGGAGCTTATGCTTCTATGGATTGGGAAGAAATAAGTAGATAATATGACACAAGGAATATACGATAAATTAGAAGAGACACTTAAGTTGTTAACAAATATTAACAAACAGCTTTGTTGTGAGCCTACGCCTCCTCCTCCTAGTACCACTACAACTTCTACTAGTACAACAACTAGCACAACAACACAACCAGGTGAATTTTTTAGAGCTAGTTGGTTTCTTTCATTAGATTCATGTTTAAGACAAGGAGTTGTAGCACAAAGAAATGGTTGGTATAATGGTAATACAGTTGCAAGTATCGGTGCTAGCAATCCTAATTTTGTAAATATGGTGATTGTAAACTATGAAGCAACGGGTGGGGCTACTACAAGATTAACAAGATCTCTCAGAGAAACATCGTTATCACCATTACAATCAGTAAGTCCTACGTACACTACATTTGATACTATTACAAACGCAGGTCTTTTATCAAGTATAAAAGAAAATTATCAATATGCTGTAAAAATTATTAATAGTACATTTTTATCAACTAGAAATGCTGTACCATTTGTAAAAAGAGTGAGTTCTCCTAATGGATTAGGCACTGGAGTAGCTCATGATGGTTTATTTTTGATAGGAATTGATTTTGATGCAACAGGAAATGAACTTGAAGGATATAACTATTTATATCAACCGTATAATCAAATAAATTTACCTGGAACAATTACATTACCTTTTCCTTATAACTCATATTTTGGAGGACCTGCTACAGCAACTCTTTCTAATACTCCAATAAGTTTATATTCACCAAGTACATCTTGGGTAAATAATGTTACAACAATACCAGCATTTGGTATAACTATAAGAGAAAACTTTACAATACCTCCAGGATGGTAAAACAATAAATTATGGAATATAATATAGAAGATCAGTTAATTAAAGGAATGGAGTTTGGAGCATTAACAATTAGTGTTTCAGAAGAAACATTAATATCAAGTATTGCAATAAATACAGTGTTATTAGGTGTAAGTTATTATGATGGTGTATTAACAGTTAATCAACCGTTATTAATGTCATCATCTTCTACACCTACAGAAGCATATATAGATGATAATAAAATTTTAAAACTTAGATAACTATGGCACTAGGACTATACGAATTGATAAACAACATTAACAAGCAAATAAAATCTATTTGCTGTAAGGTGAACGCTCTATTAGATAGTGGAGCTGGTTCATATAAAGTGTATACAGCTTTATTAACACAGAGTGGTGGAGATACTGGTTCTGAAAGAAATGATGGAGATTTAATTGTAGGTGTAACATATACTATACAAAATTCTGGAGGTGATTTTACAAATGTAGGAGCACCAAATAATAATGTAGGAACATCATTTGTAGCAACAGGAACTACACCCAATAATTGGGGAGGTAGTACTTTAGCATATGTAGAAGGAGCTCCAGTAGTAACAGTGTTAGAGAATACTATTGGGAATATTTGGTTTACGTATAATGATGTTGGAGTATATCATATTAATTCTATTGGTTTGTTTAATGAAAATAAAACTTTTGTAACCATATCACCAACTGTTCAAAATTCTGGTGATTCGTTAGGCCAAACTATACAATTTGTTGGTGGGTCTGAATCAACAATTAATACATTAGTTATTCAAACTGAAGGAGCTTTACAAGATGGGATACCTAATAACACCCCAATAGAAATAAGAGTGTACTCGTGAGCAATAATAATTGTATATATTTTCACTATAATCCAGTAAAACAAGAAATATTTTATGTTGGTATAGGTAATGAAAAGAGACCACATAGTAAACAAAATAGAAATAATCATTGGCACAATATTGTTAATAAGTACGGATATAACATAATAATTGTTGAAAAGAATTTAAGTTGGGAGGAGGCTGTAGAGAAAGAAAAATTTTATATAAAACTAATAGGTAGAAAAGATTTAAAATTAGGACCTTTAGTAAACATGACAGATGGAGGGGAAGGTAATCAAAACATAATTATAACTAAAGAATCTAATATAAAAAGAAGTTTAGCTATGAAAGGAAGACCTCAACCTAATAGAGGTAAAAAAAGAAAGGGTCACACAGAAGAAACTAAAGAAAAGATGAAAAAAGCTAAACTTGGTAAAAAGATTGGTCCTCATAGTGAAGAAAGAAAAGCAAAAATGAGAGAGGCTGCTTTAAAAAGAAAAAATAATAAGAGTGTATAATTAACAAATAAAAATTAAAAACAATGTCAAAAAAACGCGCATTTGTAAGGTACAGCAAACAAGGAAAAATTGTACCTGGGAGCTTGATTCTCACAGCAGGATCACATCCCAATGGACCTTCTACATGGAAAGAGGTTCCAGCAGACTTATGTTGTGAAACTACAAGCATTTCTACTTGTACATTAACAAGAAATACAGATAGTTTTGTTTATCCTGCTACAACAGGAATAGTTTTCCAATTAGCTGGAGCTAACTGCGAAGGAGGAATAGGAGAATTTAATTATTTTAATATAATTAGTGATAATAGTGTAACAGTTAATAACATTAATGATCTAGTTCAAGTTTTAAATGAAAATTTTTCATTTTATGGAACATTTAGTGTTTCAGGACCTGAAGAAATAAGTCTTACTCTTTTAAGTAGTTTAAGTAATCTTTGTACATGTGAAATTCCAACTACATTATCTATTACAAATAACTAAAGCAATAAACACATAAATTAATGGCAAAAGGTAAACTTACAGACTCTAGAAAAATTACATTTGGTAAACGTAAAGGTGGCAAAGCTGCTAAATCACGTGGTCCTAAATGCAAGAAAGTGTCCCAATATCGTGGACAAGGTCGTTAATTCCTACCCATTTCTAGTTATTACAATGCACTCTTCTCCGTACCCCTCTTAGAATGCAGCTAGAAAAGAAACAAGCCCTCTTATTACAGAGGGCTTTTTGTGTTTCTTATTTAATTGGAAAACCATCTTCATTAATTCTTGTTATTTTCACTCCATCAAATATAACAACTTGATCAGCATCTACATATTGTTTTAATGCAGCAGCCTCAAAATGATGAAATCTACAACCTTTAACACCTATAAAGAAGGCTTTTTCTGAATAAATATTACATCTATCTTCAGCATCTGTAATAATAATAGCATTGTTACTATTTGCTTTTATATTATTTACCACTTTAGTTATCTCAGTGCCTCCATCAGCATCTAAAATAGCAATACTAAAATCATCTTGTTTATATTTTCTCACTCTTGTGTTAAATATATACACTTCATTTAGTAAATCTAATTCTTTCATTTTTAGAATAAAAGCCTTAGCAAAGTCTATTCTAGATATTTTAAACCCATCCTGTTCTGTACAAGAGTTACTCATAGATCCTGAAATATCTACGTATAAGTCTATCTTTCCAATAGATTTTGTTTCTTTTACATTGATGTCTTCTATAAACACCTTTCTTAGTTTGGGATGAAATTCTAAATAGTCATCGAGCCCAGCAATACTATCTGCATTAAATAAATCTTCAATGATTGTTTCTTTCTTAGCAGAAAAATAAGAAGTGCTTTTATCCATAAGCTTCTTAATTTTATCTTTTAAAGAGTTCATTGAAAATTTAATGTTTTTCATATTTGCTGCAGCTTCTTTCATAAACTCTGTTGAAAGTTTACCTGCACCATCTGGAGATGTACAGTTGTCAAATAGAATATCTTGAGTTTCTTGATCTCCTGCTTCATCTATTTGCTTACAAAAATTAGAAGCTTTATTCACTGCCTCTTGTAATTCTTTTTGAGCATCATCACTTTCAAACATACTATTCATCAAATTGTCAAACTGAGAATCATTTAGGTCATTAGAGTTTTCTAGATTTTTACGTAGGTCTTCTGCTTTCTTTGGATCTTCAAGAGATAGTTTAGTAAGCTGTAAAGCAAAATAGAAAAGAATATTTCTTGTAAATATTGCACTTTTTAAATTAGATCCTTCACTCATAATTTTACCTACAGGACTATTACCTTTCTCTAAGAACTTATATCTCATTTTATTTTCAGGAGTTCTATCTTCAAAATCAATTTTTTCTATTTTATGATAGTACATCTTGAATATATCATAATATAGATGTTCTGGAATTTTACTAAAATTATCCATAAATAGTTTGTGAAAGGCTTTATCTCCTATTTGTTTTGCAACAGGTAATCTATGAATAAATTCTTTGAGTTTTTGATACTCTTTTTTTACCTCATTAAAATCCCACATAAAATTTTTAACAATACTTTCTATCTTACTTTCATCTATATAGTGAACATAAGGTTTAAGAAGATCTGGTTTTTTATAGAATTTTAATTTAGAGAATAAACTTTCTTCTTCTTTATAATAAGATTGTATTTCTCCTTTCTTTACTTTCTCAAGAATAGTGTATACATTCTTATATTGTCTTCCTCCTGATTTCATAATAATTAATTTAAAAAATTAAAAAGGGAGTGTAGAAACACTCCCTCGTTTTGTTTCACTCAAAAATCAAAAATCGTGCTGTGTATTAATAGCGTTGTTTGCATGCTCTTCAACTTCAGCATTTTCTAACATACTATCAAATTCACTACTGTTAACTTTTCCTTTATACGCAGGATGATTGTTAAGTATATATGACATAGACATTTCCATCTCCATCACTTGAGACTCATCAATTTGACCACGTGTAGTGTACACATTAATCAAACTCTCAATCTCTGCAATTGCAAGTTCAAGTTGTTCTGATGTAGTGTAACTATGCAGCATCTCCACTTTGTTTACAACTGCTTTCATCTCTGCATTCATAAGCTTATTAGAAAGCTCACTACCTGCTGTAGAGCTAATCATAATCTGTGCAGTTTTAACAAGAGCTTTATCTACACTAATATCCCAGATGTAGCTAATAGACTTAGCCAACATAGGAACAAACGTAAGAGTTCTATCTGAGCTGTATTGATAACCCACTTCAAGATATTTTTCTAGTTTGTTAGTAGCAATCTCTATTGCAGATATTTCATCTTTGTTAGGAATGCTAATATCAAACTTCTCACGATATTCACGTGTACCTTTTTGGTAATACTTACTCATTTCACCTGCTGACACCCTACCCACTTGCATTTTAAGAATAAACCTATCCCAGAAAGGAGAGTTGGTTTCTTCTTTAGGAATTTCATTACAAGTGGCTACGAATATCTTCCATTTACAAGGAATCTTACTTTTACCATTGAATAGAAACTTCTCGTTCATAACGCCAAGCATTGCATTCCTAATTGCTGAACTAGCCTTATCCACCTCGTTAATAATTACAATCTCTGCATCTGCAATAGGAGCATTGATTTCATATTCATTCTTAGTAAATAGCTTACCAAGATCTGGCATACCTTTAATCTCTGATGCTTTAGTGCCTTCGTCAGTTTCTAGAATATACATTTTATTAGCAAAGTCATGAGCTGTCATAGCTCCATCTTTATTTAACCACGCTTTTGCATACTCTATAATAGTTTTAGTCTTAGCTACACCTGGAGGACCTACTAATAATAAAGGTAAACCTGTAGATTCTGCTAATGCTAACATCTTAAATACTTCTTCCTTATTAATTAAGGAAGTCTCAATTGTTCTTGTTTCTAATGCTTTACGTTTTGTAATAGATTTTGTTTTAGCCATTGTTTTAGGTTTAGAGATTTGCAAAGATGTTTGCTGCGTCATTAGATTCCACACTTGTTTTTCTGGTATCCACAGATACCATTGGTTGTTCCACAGGAGCTGTTGACCTGGTAGATGCAGATCTTTTGGTTTTATCAGTGGTTTCATCGCAGTCATCAATTACATTAAAAATAGTGATATTTGTTTCTAAGTCTTTAAGCTTAGGATGTTTTCTAATTGCTGCTATTTGTACAGCATTTGCTCCATATTTAGTTTCTATACTTCCATATCCAAGGTTGTCTTTTTCAAGCCATGTGTATCCTTGGTCTAATAATTCTTTAATTTGACTTACATATAAGTCTACTTTGTTTACTGCCATTACCAATTGATTTTAAATGATTTACCGTTATTTTTTTCTATAATCTCATTCGCTTTATTAAATACATCATTACAATCCCATTTACCTCCACTATAAGCAGCAGATGCTGGGTGCGATGCTTTTAATACATAATGATTGTTTCCTATAAGAGATTCCAGCTCTTGAGCTTTAGCTCCTAGTAGTACAAATATGATTCCACTATTTGTAAGACTAAGCATATCAATAATGTATGATATAAAGTCTTGCCATACATCATATTGACTACCCACTTTATCTATTTGACAGGTGAGTGCTGTATTAAGTAGTAACACTCCTTGTTCAGCCCATCTTTCTAAATCAGGATCTTGATGTGTTGGAAATCCCTGATATACAGTTTCTTCTATAGCTTGAAATATATTCTTAAGACTAGGTTGTGGTTTACCTGTTAAACTACAGCTAAATGCTAATCCATCAGCCACTCCTAAATGTGGATAGGGATCTTGACCTATAATTACCACTTTTAAATCATCTAGTTTACACTTTTCAAACGCGTTAAATACATATTTTAGGGGAGGAGTGAAACGTTTACCATCTTCTCTTTGAGCATATAAAGTGTTGATAATCTTACTAAAATCATCACTTTTTATAAAAGAGCGTAGTTTTACATCCCATCCTGTTCCTTCAAACTTTTTAATAAGTTTGTCCTTAATTTCTTCTAAATTAATTGTTGTTTGTTCCATTTTTACTTAGATTTGTAAAAAATAATATATGAGTGAAAAGTTAAAGTTTTTAAAACCAGATGTTTTAGTTGAAATAAAATTAAGCACATCATTTGTATCTAGACTTCAACAGCTATTGTTTTTTATTTTAAAAGATATTTCAAAAGAAAAATTAGAAGAGTATAAAACAATAATTGTTGAAAAAAAACAAACAGATGATGAAATTGTAGATCATATTGTTACCTTATCTGCTTTATTAAAAGATATTGAAGATAAAGCAGATGAACAAGGTCTTAGTTATGAATCTGATCCTAGCCAACTAGAAAGTTAACTTCTTCTCCTATTTCTATAGCTGCTTGTATTGCAAGTGATAGTTCTTGTTTAGAACATTCTGCAAATGATTTTGCTAAAAAGTATTCTTTACCACTCACTTCTCTAGCTATACAAAGTCCTGCTCTATCTTTTACTAATAGCTTCATATTTTCAGCTGTTTCACCTATATGCGTAGCTAAAGCTTTTATCATAGCATGAAGCTTAGCAAGTTGTGGAAGTGTGCCATCATCATGTGTAGCTTCATAAAAACATTCTACTATTTGTCCTTCCGGTAGACGTGAAACAAATAACTCATATTGTTTAGAAGAAGAAAGGCTAGCAAATTCTAGCCTTCCACTTTTCTTGACATATTTACCTACAAAATTTAAATCCATAATTACACCTTTACATCGTAATACATAATTTTGTCTTTGTCTAGATCTTTAAGAGCTTCTGTAACCCATTTTTCATCAACAGTTCCTGCATAACATAATATATGTATTGTTGCTGTTTCATCAGGATTAAGCCTTAACAATCTACCAATACGTTGATTAGATTTTCTTTCGTTTCCATAAGAGTGTAGTATAATTCCACTTCGTAAGTTGGGAACATTTACACCCTCGTTAAGCTGCATTACACAAGAAAGCTTGTATATATCACCTCTTTTAAATCTTTCTAAGTTTTCTTCTGAATCAGGATTATTAGAATGATATGAGTCTTTACATAATCTATCAGCTTGATCTTGTGTATTACAGAATATTATACATTTATCATCTATTCCTTGTAACAAGGATTTTGCATAACGTTCTTTTGTAGGAAACTCCATAATTGCTCTCATTCTCATTACAGCAGCAATTTGTTGTTGCTTCTTTGTCTGAGCATCTAACACTCTATAGTTCCAATATTCGTAACTCTTTACTTCTGATGTGTAAAATGATTTGTCTTTAAGTTTCACTGGTATATTAGCATCTGTAGAAAGAGCCATTCTATGTACAATTATGCGATAATCATTTAGAATTGCATCTTCTACAGCATCATCTGTAATATACTTATATCTAATAGGACAGAACTCTTTAACCATCTTACCCTTTTCAGAGTCTTGATAGCGTGGAGGTGTACCTGTTAGTCCTAGTATTCTACCAGGAAATGTTCCAAGAAAACTTAAATGTGAACTAAGAAGAGAATGACATTCGTCAAGAACGACAATATCATAGTTGTGTTCTTCTTTATGTAATGATAGATATGTAGTGAATTTAATACACTCCATCATATCAGGATCAATACCAAATTTTACAGCGTCATCTTGCCAAGATTGGAATATTGACAACTTTGGGGCTACAACAAGAGCACTTTTCATGCTCTTGTTGTCCCAAAAGTGCTTAAGATATTTAAGACCAATGAGAGTTTTTCCTACGCCCATTGAAATTGCTAAACCACATTTTTTATGTTGTAATGCAATATCAAGAGCTTCTTTTTGGACTTGCTCTCTTTTGTTCATTAAAATCCTAGTTTTGCTTTTCTAAACTGCATAGCAGCCTTCTTTGTTGCAAAATATTTGCTAACACGTTTTCCGTTCTTTTGGAAACGAACACGATAAACGTTGTTTTCTTTGCAAATGTTTGCAGAAACTGACATGTACTTTGTCATAATTGTTGGGTTTTATAGTTATTAATCAAATACACGATTAACAGTTTGATCAAAGGGGTTGAATTCTACCTGATTATAACTTCTATACTTACCTTGTTCAAATACCATTTTAGCATGCTCATCATGTGTGAGTACACCTAATGCTTTGAGTTCAAAGTCAATTGAGTTAAAATTTTCTTTGTAAAAAATATTTGATTTACTTTCAAGAATGTGTTTGTGACCTGCCACTTCACCTTCTCCTAATACAATACGTTTTGCTTTTTCCATAATGTTTAATTTTAATGATTTAAT